GCAATTCTGTATCGAGTTGCTCAACCGTGTGGGGAAAGCGCAACAGGCTAGCGCGCCGAGCGCCCCGAGTGCTCCTGCTACGACAAATGTGCCCAATACTAGCACGCCGCAGGTAGAGGAGAAGAAGTGATGAACGAACTCGACGATGCCAATGCTGCAATTGCAGCCCTCACCGCTGCGGTCAATGTCTTGGCAAGTGATCTGCGTGCAGGAGTTACTGATCCTGCGATGGTTGAGAGCCTGGCTGCGCAGATGAAAGCGCAGTCTGACTCCATCCTGGAGGCCATTGCCGACGCAAAGTCAGCGCGGGGCGAAAAATGACAGGCGCGGTTCATGTATTTGCTGTAATAATGGCCATCTCCGGGCAGACGATAGACGTTGATCTATACTCTCACACGTTCAATACCATGCAGCAATGCAGGGAGTACGCGAAGATCAATCATGATGAGATCGTTGCGGCAGTGGCGCGCCTGCGGCCGTTGTACACAATTCCTGACGGCTCGACATTCGAAGTTCGTTACGGGTGCCGTGGGATCATTACTGACATCAGCAGCCGAGATAAGTACACTGACTGGTGTGCCCATATTAAGCAAAATTATTGCAGATGACAGCATGGCGAGCAAAGAGCTAAGTCATGCAATGGAGCTTGGCGGGTACAGCGTGGCCTTCCGTGAGGATCGCTTAGATAGCAGGTTCAAGTCCTGCCTTGCATGACAAGTGCCCCGCTGGCCGAAAGTCTAGCGGGGCTATTTATAAGGCTGCTAGAGTGTGCGTCATGGATGAGAAGGTGAGCAAGGAGAGCGTGGACTACGGGCCTGGCCATGCCACGCGAAAGTGCTCGCAGTGCATCATGTTCCTCGCGCGTACGCATGCTTGCACGCTGGTGCGCGGCTGGATCGACGAGGATGCGTGGTGCGAGCGGTTCGAGAGGAAGAAGTAACGTGGAGCGCTGAAGATGCCCAAGATTGGCGCGGGAGCGAGGCTCTGGTGGGCCACTGCGCCGCTGTGGCGACGCGAATTACACGCCTGGACGTCCTCGCCCCATCCTGTGCGCATCACCCTGCCGTGCAAGGTCGATCGATCGCTGTCGCTGCTCATCGAAGATCTGTTACCTCATGGCCTGGAGGCCCTGCGTGCACCACGTGGCGAGGAATGTGATCTGGGCTAGGCCCTGCGAGAGGCCAAGGGGCATTCCTAGCGCTATCCGCGCTCGTGGAACGCGGGCGAAGGGCCTCGCGTACGAGCGCGCGCTCGCTTCCGCCCTGCGCCGTGCGACGTGGATGGCACCACAGCATGGGCAATGGTTCGCCTATGGCGAGGATGATGCGGACGGGCAGCGCTATTGCCAGCCCGATTTCGTCTGCGTCTCCCCGTCGCGCGTGCATGTGCTAGAGTGCAAGCTGACGAACGTGGAAGAGGCGACGGAACAGCTGCTCGACCTATATTTCCCCGTTCTGGAGCGTGCATATCACCGTCCTGTGCGTGGGATCATCGTGGTCCGCAGCATTCATCGCGCGCCGATTTGCGCGACAGTCGTGTCCACGCTGCACCAGGCGCTAGTCGAGTGTGAGAAACGCGTCCCCGTGTGGCACTGGATGGGCAAGGGGCCACTCTAGCGGGTGTGGTTTGGTGGTTAAAATGGCCGTATATGCAATGAAAACCAAGGATGAATATGACAAGTACGCGAAAGAAAGCTGGAGTATTGCCCACGAATTAGATCGGCTAGGCAAATCGGATCGTGCTGATAAGGCGAGAGAACGTGCCATCGAGTGGGAGAAATGTCGTGACAGTTGGTGGTATCGGACTTTCGGTTGGTAAAAATGTCCCCCGTGTGCCACGCGCACGATGATGCACGGTACGAGCTGCACGTGCGCACTGCGCGCTTTGACAGCGATATCCTTGGCCTCTCCGGCCTCGTCTTCGACGACGGGGAGATTCAGCTGTTCTGTAGCGATCCATACCAGCGCGTGCGTTTGCCGAGTCCAGCGAAGATGATACTTGATGATATATACGCGCGGCGTGCTGCGGCCCACGCGAACGACGTTGCGCAGAGTGGCCCCGCGAATGCTCTTGCATCGCCCGATGCGATGCGCTCTGCGTAGAGGGCAATTCAAGGAAACAGCGCTCATGGCTCGCAAATCCACTGCTCGCACATCGTCCGTCGCTGCGCTGCGCTCTTCGCCCCCGCCAGCCGAGTCGAGCGGTCCCAGCTCGATGAGCGTGGATGTGCGGAAGATATCGAATGGGTGGATATCGACTCACTCGCAGACGAAAGACGGGGAATACGAGTATAAGGAAGAGTTTCATGAGAGTAAGCCCGAAATCGCCGAGATCGTCGGCGTGGGGCAGCGCACAGGCACCGAGGACGCTGATACGCGGGGGACGAATCATCTTGCGGGCGCGATTGCGCTCATGAAAAAGGGACAAGCCTGATGAGCGACCGTTCGCCGACACCCGATCTCCTTCCGCGTTTCCACAAACCCTCGAAGCTGGGACATGCCAGCAACCTCGGCGCGCGGGATAATCGACCGCAGATCGTGAATAATGCGCAGGGCCCGAAGTGTCACCTGGATGGCCCTGCGTCGTCCGCGGGAGCGCGGCGCGGGGGCCATCTGGGCACCGGGAGCGACACAGACGCTGCTGGTGCGCTGCGCGCCGACATGGGCCGCGCGCCTCGCGTCGCGTGGGGCAGCGTCATGAGCGCGGTGCACAGGCGTAACGTGAAGTGATTGATCGCGGGACGCTTGCTGCTGCGTGGCCCTTCGGGCCTGGAGTGCCCCAGGCCGAACATGGTAGGAGAGAAGAGATGCCGAATAAAGTAGTAGCAACCATCGCCCATACCGTCGCGGCGATTATCGCGAACCCGCAGCAGAAATTTGTCGCAGCACCGGCGCAGCTCACAGACGCGCACCCGGCGGCGCAGAAGTATGTCGCGGCGGTCAGCGCGGCAGTCAACGGCGCGACCATTGCGATGCAGAATGAGGGGCTGAACGAGGCTAATCGCATTGCGAGTGCGGTAGCGCTAGGACAGCCAGTGTAGCGCGTAGCACGGCGCACGAGGCGCACTGCACGTGTAACGTGGAAGGAAGCTGACGTGAGTGGACTGGCTGGGGCCAAGCCTTTCACGTCGCAGAAGATCAGGCCCCGGAGACTAGCAAGGAGACATGATGATGATGAAGAAACTCCTAGCAGGGGCCGCTGCGCTCGCGCTCATCGCGGGTGCCGCGTGGGGCGCAGGGCAGTTCCAGGGCTATCCGATCGTGGGAGCGCCCGCGTACTGCGAGGGCGTGAACGTCACGGGCTCGCAGTGTACTGTGACGGTCCCGGCGGGGCCTGCAGGGCTCACAGGCACCGAGCTGGTTCCGGCTGATACCCAGCTCGCTGCGGGGGCGAACCCGCAGACGGTAAACATTCCGTCCTCGCTGCTGACGTACTCGACCAGCGTGAATCGCCTCATCGGCGGGGACTTCAATACGAATCCTGCGCAGCGCTTGAGCACCACGAAGGGCATCGCGTCGCTCGCGACGCTTTCACCCACGGCCGCGGTCATCACTGCTGATCGCTGGTGGGTCATCGCGCCGGCGGCTGGCGTGACTGTCACGATAGACAGCACTGCGGCGACCGCGGTCATTCCAGGATTCAATAATACCAAGGCCCTGCGTCTTGCACGTACGACGTCAGGCGCCGCAGGCATAGCCTGCATCGGCCAGACGCTCGATCAGGCGGCCTCGCTCCCGCTCATCGGCAACAACGCTGTGTTCTCGTTCTGGGAAAGCCAGGGCGCGGGCAACAGCGCGGCGGGCGGTAACTTCACAGTCAACGTGGACTATACGTCTGCCGCTGACGCTGTGGCGACGCAGGCGACGCTGGGCTTCGCCGGAGCGAATGGCTCGCTCTTCGCGCTGGGCGACGTCGGCCTGCTCAGCGCAGGCCCGACGAATATGACCAGGGCGATTGCGGGCTTCTCGCCGGGCACCACGGGCACGGTGGCGGCGGGTGTGGCGACGATCGCTGGAAGTGCGACGTGGAATAGGTACAGCGTATATGCTCCCATTCCCATTAACGTACCGGGCACGACCACGCCAGTCACCTCGGTGAGCGTGAGCATCTGCACCACGTTCGTCGCGACGACTGCGATCACGACGGACTGGATCGAGATCGAAGGGGCGCAACTCGAAGCGAAACCCTCGACACCCACGAGCGTACTGCCCGCAGGCGTGACCAGCCCGTCGGCGTTCGAGCGACGAACTGCGGCGCAAGAGCAGGCGTTGGCATACTCATACTGGTACTACAATTTCGAGAACCAGACTGCGATCGTCCCCGTCGCGCCCTGCACGGATGTGAGTATCACGGTGGCGAACTGCGAATTGCAGCTCCCGTTCCCGATGAGAATCATACCGATTGCGAAGTACACGACGGGCTTCCAGCTCTTCACCACCACGGCGTATAGCGCAGTGGGAGCCTGTACGACGCTGAGCAATTCTGCAAGCTACGCGACTGTGCCTAGTGCGCAGAGCGTGCTCATGAACTGCACGGCGGGCACCGTGCCGGCTGCTGGAACCGCGAATAACCTGACCACGCTGGGGACGTCGTCCGCGACGGGCATCATCGTGGTTAGTGCGGAGCCATAAGCGGGCGACGCAACGCGCCTCGCGTATGTGGGGCGGGGCATCGATGGGCGGGGTTGTGCAGACAACCCATGGCCCAAGGTGTCCCGCCCCTTTTCTTTCCTCTCGCCCCGCATCGGCCCCTATCATGCTCGACCGTTCACGTACCACGCAGGCGCAGTACGACTTTCCAGAGAAGCTGCAGTTCCTCTTCGAACCAGCGAGGTTCAAGGTAGCGTACGGCGGCCGGGCGGGGGTCAAGAGCTGGGGCTTCGCGCGAGCGTTGCTCATCACGGGGCTGAGCGGCGCCGAGCGCATATTGTGCTGCCGTGAGATACAGAAGAGTATCACGGAGAGCGTGCACAAGCTGCTCGCCGATCAGATCACACTGATGGGCATGAATTACCTGTATGATGTGCAGCAGGCGCATATTAATGGGCTAGGCCGTGCGCAGGGCACCGAGTTCTCATTCGAGGGCCTTCGTCACAATATTAAGAAGATTAAGAGCTACGAGGGTATCACGCGCTGCTGGGTCGAGGAGGCCGCGACGCTTTCGCGCGATTCATTCTTCACTCTCGAGCCCACGATACGGAAGGAGGGGAGCGAAATTTGGCTCACCTTCAACCCAGAACTCGATGACGATTTCGTCTATCAGTATTTCGTGGTGAATAGGCCGCCACCGGGCGCAATAGTCATGAAGACCTCGTATCGCGACAACAGGTGGCTCTCTTCCGAGATACTCGCGAGCATCTTGCATCTCAAGGAAACGAACCCGGACGAGTATCTCCACGTGTACGAGGGGCACACGAAGCAGGTGCTCGACGGCGCGATCTTTGCGGAAGAATTGCGTGAGTGCGTGAAAGAGGAGCGCATTCGTCATGTGCCCTACGACCGCACGACTGGCGTGGACGTCTATTTCGACCTGGGTCATAGCGATCATACGAGTATGTGGTTCGTCCAGCGCGTGGGCTTCGAGTTCCATCTTATCGACTTCTATCAGAATAAGCTCAAGCACATCGAGCATTATCTGCAAGCGCTGCAAGAGCGACGCTACATCTACGCTACCCTTTGGCTTCCTCATGACGCACACGCGAAGACGCTAGGCTCGCGGATGTCGATAGAGGAGCAAGTGCGCGCTGCGGGCTTCCGCGTTCGCATCGTTCCACGCATGTCGATAATGGATCGCATAAATGCTGCGAGGACGGTCTTCCCACACTGTTATTTCGATGCGAGCAAGACGCAGGAGGGCGTCAAGTCACTCAGGCATTATCAGTACTCGGTAAGTCCGGCCTCGGGTAAGTTCTCGAACAACCCCGAGCACAACTGGGCCTCCGACGCCGCTGATGCGTTCACGTACTTCGCGGTCGCGAGCGGTCTGCGCCAGCGCGCGCCGGAGTGCAAGCTCGAAAAGCCCCCGAGCCTGCAGCAGCGCGCGCTGCCCAATGTGCTGAATATGGGACCCGAGTGGCTGAGGAAGAGTAATCCGTTTGGCTGGATGGGGAGATAGCACGCTGTGGCCCCGATGCCCCCACAGGACTCGAAGCCGCGCGACGTCAATCGCGATGCGCCTGGGGATGATCCTATTCTCCAGGAGGCCTACGATCGCTTCCGACGCTGCGAGAAGTGGGAAAGCACCGCTCGGACGAATTTTCTCAACGACTACAAATTCGCCAACGCTGACGCGTATAATGGCTATCAGTGGCCTAACGAGTTGCGCCGCACGCGGGAGATTGATGATCGTCCCACGCTGACGCTGAACGGCGCGCGGCAGCATAATCTGCAGATCATTAATGACGCGAAGCAGAACAAGCCTGGCATGAAGGCGATGGCGACGGGCGGGGGCTCGACGTACGAGTCCGCGCAGGCCATCGCGGCGCTCTTCAGGCATATCGAATACATCTCCAACGCCACGACCGTCTACGATTCCGCTACCCACTTTCAGGTCCACGCGGGCTGGTCATACTGGCGCATCGAGACCGACTACGCGAGCGACGATACGTGGGATCAGGAAATTTACATCCGCAGAATTCGCGATCCGCTCATGGTCTACCTCGACCATGATGCGCGGGAGGTCGATCGTGCTGACGGCAAGTTCGCCTTCGTCTTCGAGGACATTCATCGTGATGAATTCGAGCGGGACCCTCGCACGGCGAAGTACGCGCATCTCGCTACGAGCGATCCAATTGGCGATGCTGGCGGCTGGATGAACGAGGACTATGTACGTATCGCGGATTACTATAGGCTGGTGGAAGAGGAGGATACGCTATACGCGCTGCCACAGGGGTTCGTCAAGGACTTCCCTGGAGGCATGGTGAAGCGCTCGTTGCTCGAGGGCAAGTCGCCCGAGCACGCGAAGCGTATTCCGCGCGCGCAGCGTCGCGCCATCATCGCCGCGGTCGAGGGCGACGAGCGCGTGAAGAGCAGACCGATCATTACGCGCTATGTGGAATACAACTTCATCATCGGGAACAAGATTGTCGAGACTAAGGTCTGGCCCGGCAAGTATATCCCCGTCGTGCCCGTCTGGGGCGATGAGACCATCATCGATGGCACGTGGGACTGCAAATCGCACACGCGCGCGATGCTCGACGCGCAGAGGATGTACAACTATGCGGCCTCGTCCGCGACCGAATTCATGGGCCTGCAGACCAAGACGCCGTGGCTCGTCGCGACTGAGTCGATCGAGGAACTCGAGACCTATTGGAATGAGGCGAATAGGATCAACACTTCCGCGCTGCCCTACAAGGCATTCCGCGAGGACGGGAGCGAGATACCCCCTCCCTCGCGCATTGCACCCCCGCAGGCCGCGCCGATCTACGCGCAGCAGATGCAAGCGAGTCTGCAGGATCTCCTCATGACGAGCGGGCAATTCGCTGCGCAGATGGGCGCGCAGGGGAACGAGCGTAGCGCTAAGGCGATTGGCGAACGCCAGCGGCAGAGCGACAATGCGACCTATCACTTCATCGATAATCTCGCGACTGCTATTCGCCATACTGGTCGTATCATTCTCGATCTCATTCCCCATATATATGATACGCGCAGGGTTATGCAGGTCCTCGCAGATGATGGCACGACGATGCAGCTTATGCTTGATCCTAGCGCGCAGCAGGCGTATGCTAAAGAGATGGCGCAGGATGGTAAGATCGCGCAACATATCGTGAATGTGAACATTGGGCAGTACGAGGTGCAGGCCGACGTCGGGCCGAACTTCGCGACCAGGCGCGAAGAGACCGCGGAAGCGATGAAGCTGATCCTCACGCAGAATCCTAATATGTCATCCATCCTCGGCGACATCTTCCTGCGAGCGCTGGATTTCGAGCATGCGGATGAGGCCGCCGCGCGCTTGAAGCGCCTGGTGCCCGCGGCTGCGTTGGGCGAGGGTCCGAGTCAGACTGAGCAGGCCCTGCAGCAGCAGGTGCAACATCTGCAGAACCTGCTCAGCGGAGCGATGACCGAGCTGGCGCAAGAGAAGCTCAAGCTACGTGGCAAGGAGGCGAAAGACGAAACGCTGATGTACCAGGCGTTCACCGATCGCCTCAAGGTGCTGGTGGACGCTGCCGCGAAAGGAGAGGCCGACATTACGCCCGAGACGCTCAAGCCGATCCTCGCTGACCTCATCACTGAAAGCGGGGCGCTCAATTTGGGCTCCAGCGCCGAGGAGGTTCATGAAAATCTGCGCCAGATGAGCGCGGGACTTCCCGCGAGCGCGACCGCGCAGACGCCGCCAGTGCATGGCGCGAGGCAGGACTACGCTGGACGATGGTACGCGCGGGACTTCTCGAAGGCCAAAGATTTCCGTCCAGTGAGCTAGCAACCGAGGAACGAGGAGAGTACAATGTCAGTAGTAAAGAGTGGCCCCGCTATAACTGATCCGGCAGGACCGGATATCTACAACTCGAACGACAAGGCATCATTCCGCCTGATAGTCATGTACCATATCGGAACAGATGCAATGGCCCTGCGGCTCGACGTCAAGCGCGGCAGGGAACAGTTTTGTGCAGCACTCTCCTGTAATCCAATCAAGCCCAATGCAGGCACGCGCGTATCGGCCGAGGACCCCCTGATCGTCCCGAGTAAGGGCGTCGAGGAGGCCGTGAGCGTCCAGGTGGACAGATTGACGCTCGTCGAGGCGCTGGAGGGCCTCGCGCAAGCGTTGCGCGAGGGCGGGTGACATGATGCGAGAGCGCGGACAGCCTGATCTCAGTCATGTGAATGAGATTATCGACTCCGTACTCCGCGGGGTGCAGATCGATAATAAGCACGATATCCCGTCGGGGGCGAATAGTGAAAAGCGTACTGTGTACGTGGATAAGCGTATACCGCAGTACGATCGTAATCTCCTGCTACCATCTGGCCAGCCATTCGATATCTATCATGCCCTCGCGGTGCATGAGATGAGCGAGGAGCGGGTGATGCAGAAGGGCATGAGCTACGATAAGGCCCATAACACTATCGCTACGCCGCTGGAGCGCCACTTCGTCGAGCAGCAGGGGGTGAAGTGGCACGAGTACAGCAAGGTCATCGACGGCTATCTTAAGGAGACTGAGAAGGAGAAAGGGAAGCTCGATATCCCTGCTGGCCTGCATGAGGACCCTGAAGCGGCCGATCAGCATCATCGCGGGAAGGACGACGATGGCACGGGGGGAGGTGACGACACCGTCCCGCTCGACGTTGGCAAGATCGAGAATGTGCTCGGGCCAATCGCACCAGCTGGCGCGTACGACCCGCTCGCGGCGAGCGCGGGCATCGCCCCCGTCTCCACGCCGCGCATAGACCAGCTGCTCTCCCCGCAGAACAGCTGGCTGCAGCGTGCAGCTGAGCAGATGAATCGCGACCGCGCGGCCTACGCACACGGGGGCGTGCGCGCGCTGTTGCGCGATACGAGCGAGACGCAGGAGCTAGCGCAGGGCTTCGGCGGCAGCGCGCTGGGCACGACAGAGAATGCCCTGCTCGGCGGCGCGAGCAAGGCGATGAGGGAATACTATGGCACTGGTGATAGACTTGCGAAAGAGATGAAGGATATCGTCGCTGCGCTGCCTGAGGGTCATCCGGCGAAGGCTGCGCCTAGCGCTGACGCACAGCTCGCGCGGGTGGCGAAGAGCGGCGAGGATGTGCCCAACGTCGTTGTCTCGAAGCACCTCGTGAATGATCCGAACTACCCCGGCGGCGTTATACAGATGCCCTCTGGTGATCTCGCCACCGCGTCGCACGTTCACAATATCAATGATCCGTATTACTGGAAAGAGTATGGCCCCGGCGGGCATGGCTTTCCATCGCCGGGCACGCAGAAGTTTGCCCCGCTTGCGAGCGCGTCGCACGAGGCGCTGCCTAGCCTGCCCGTGAAGCCCGCGAGCGCGCCCTATAAGCTCGTTCCGACCGCAGACTTCGATCCCGAGCAGCAGGACTACTTCATCCATTCGCCGAGCGGGGAGGAGGTAGGCCAGCTGACGCACCAGCCTGCCCCACGCGATACGTCTACTCTCGAGCCCGATACGTGGCACCTCAGCATTCCGCAGATGGGAGATGCTAAGCCGTATAAGGCGACTGTGGAGAGTCCCAACTCGGGCCTGCGCATTGCGCAGTTGAATCATCAGACCGCGACCACGACCGCTTTCACGCCAACGCAGGTGATGGCAGGCTTGCCGCAGAGCACGCTTAAGCTGCCGAAGCTGCCTGCATTGAACGACACTGCGTACTTCAATGATCTTGGCCCCTTCCCTCGCGAGATGCCTTTCGGCGTACCCGCGCATGCTCGTGCGCTGGATTTCGAGACCCCTGGCATACATGGGACTGGGCGTAACACGTACAGCTGGAGCATCCCTGGACCGAGTGGAGCGCCTACCGGGGTGAAAGGAATGGAAGCTCTCAGCGCCGCGCACGCGAAGGGCGTGGATGCGCTGAAGCTGCCCGAGAATGAGCTGGGCGTGCACTTCGGCAATCCGAGGCAGGCTACGCGGTTCTCGGGGAAGGAAGTCGGTTTCTGGAACCTCCCGCGCTCGTATCCCACAGTGCTGCGCACGGGGAACCAGCTCGAGCTGCCTGATCTGGGCAGCTGGGGACTGAGCAATGTGCGAGGCGCGTTGCAGAGGATAAATAATGGTACGCTTGAGGGCTTCGCGCCCGGCGACCTGGAAGGCCCGCTGCGCACTATATCGCCTGAGCATAAGGGACTCTTCCCCGACGAGGAGCTGAGCAAGCTGAAGGGTATCCCTGATGTACGGAACTACCTCGCATCCAAGGGCTTTGACAGTATCAAGTATGTGAACAGCGTCGAGGACCCCGGCGCGTACTCTCACATCATGTTCAAGCCCTCACCCGTCGCGCCCGAGTTCGTCGCAGGCGTAAGGTCACCGTTTGCTAAATTTGCCCCACACAAGCTAGGCTATCCTGAGCTGGCCGCAGGCATAGGCGCGGGCATGATTGCCCCGGGGCTGTTCATCGATGAGGACGGCAAGCCGTTAGTGAGGACGAAATGAGTAAGTCAAGTGATACGAGGAACGAGAGGAAGCGCCTGTTTCGCGAGGCCATGCTCGAGCGGGGCAACCGGGCCTCGCGGAAAGTCTACGCGCATAAGCAGGTGCTCGAAGTCGCGCTGGAGATGTCTCACGAGGTCTACGCTGAGATTATGCAGCGAGATAACGAGCTGTACGCCGAATGGCTAAAGATGTGCCCAGACCTCACCCCCACGCTGGCTGAAGAGCTGTTCGTCGAGCTGCTGCTGCCGAAGATGCTCGAGCCCGCAAGGGCCACGCTCGCCAAGATGCTCGGAATGGCCCAATATAAGAGCTTGCATGAGGGAATATACAACGCCCTCATTCAGGACAACATTCTGCGCCAGGGACGCACAGCGCCGACGCAACGCGGACGTGTGATCGTTCATCCCGAGGACAGCTTGACGAGGCACTAACTCATGACTGACGATCCTAGCACGACGGGCGCCCCTGCGCCCAATACTGCGCCGAGTCCTGCGCCAGCCCCGCAGGCCGCGCCCACTCCTGCGCCAGAGAACCGCGTGCCGCAGAGCGTTCTCGACCGCGTGACTGCAGAGAAGTGGGACGAGCGACGAGCGCGCGAGGAGGCTGAGCGTCAGCTGTCGCTGGCCAATCAGACACTTGAGGAAATGAAACGCTCAGCAGCGCACACTGGCGCGCCCCCGGCGCAACCTGCGCCTGTCGCGCCAACACCCGCAACGCGACAAGATCGCGTGAGTTCAGAGGAACTCCAGCGGCTCGTCGCGCAGCAGAGCGAGATCAACGATTTCAATCGAAGATGCAATACTGCAGTCGAAGAAGGCCGCGCTGCGCACGACGACTTCGACCGCGTGGTGATCCAGGATCTGACAAATCGCTCGCCTGTCTACGACCCCCGCGCGGGGAAGCCCATCTTGCCCCAGCCGCTCGTCGAGGCTGCGCTGGAGACTGGCGCGGCGAGCGAGGTGCTCTACGCGCTGGGTAAGGACCCCCAAGCAGCGGAACGTATCATGAGACTCTCGCCCATCAGGCAAGCGGTAGAGGTCGCGAAATTCCATGCAGCGATGACACCGCGCAGCACGGAGGACGACGATGCTGGAACTGGTGATGATGGCAGCCCTGCTGATGACAATCGTACTCCTCGGCGAGCGCCAACTCGTGGCGCGGAAGTGCCCAATTTGTCCAGCGCGCCTGCGCCCGTAAGGGCACGGGCGGGAGCGTCGGGTGGCGCTGCACGTGGCGCGTTCGACCTGTACGATACGAGTAAGTCGTCCACCGAGGACTGGATCGCGCAGCGCGAGGCCGAGCTGGCACGCAAGCGCGCGAATGGCGCGGGGCGACGATGATGACGCTCGCGGAATTCATGGAGACCATCGTTCGTCCGATGCCCATCCCGCAGCGCAGCGTTCCCGCGCTACTCACAATGCTGGCCCCCACGCCGCTCTGGTTCTGGGAAGACGGAAGTCCGCGCGGGCGCGGGAGAGTTATTCGTATCAAGCTGCCCCGTGACTACATGGTTTCGAGCACACCATAAGTGCTTGCCCCGGCGCGAACTGAGGTCTCGCCAGCCTCGAAAACGGTCTCGTCGAGCGTCCGATAACGCCGATGTGCTTGGATGCCCCAGAGCCGCTCGTCCACGGCACCCTGCGCGTTGAGCGACATATGCGCTCCGCGCCAGCTGCGTGGAGAGAGAAATGGCCGGCAATACGCTACTCACAATCAATCTGATCACTCGTGAGGCCGTGCGTCTGTGGAAGAACGCGAACGCGTTTATCCAACACGTGGATATGCAGTATGACGATAGTTTCGCGAAGAGCGGAGCGAAGATCGGCACCGCGCTGCGTATTCGCTTGCCCAATGACTTCACCGTGCGCTCAGGTCCCGCTGCGAGCGTGCAGGATACCGCGGAGCAGAATACGACCCTGGTGCTCGCTACGCAGAAGGGCGTGGACGTGTCGTTCAACAGCGTTGATCGCACGATGTCCCTCGATGACTTCTCGCGCCGCGTCCTCGCACCGATGGTGAATAACCTCGCCGGCGCGGTCGCAGCCGACGTGATGAGTGGGGTGGACACCGGCGGGACCAACGGCGCGGGGATATGCAATTACACGTCCAACGTGGACGCTGGTGGCAACCTGCTCTCTCCCATCGCGCAGACCTGGCTCAACGCTGGCGCGTTGCTCAAACTCAATTCCGCGCCGATGGATGCGTGGAAGTTCATCCTCGATCCGATCACTGAGGCACGAACCATCGCCTCGCTCAGCGGTCTGTTCAACCCTAGCGCGAAGATCAGCGAGCAGTATCGCAGCGGAAAGATGGCCTCCGATACGCTCGGGGGCGACTGGTACATGGACCAGACCGTTCTGCAGCATCTCGGCGGGACGTACAACGGCGCGACGACCGTCAACGGGGCGAACCAGTCCGGCCTCTCCATCACTACGAATACGAATGGCACGGGCACGCTTAACGTCGGTGATATCATCACCTTCGCTGGCGTGCATCTTGTCAACCGCATCACCAAGGTCGCGACGCAGACCCTGCGCCAGTTCGTCGTCACCGCAGCGTTCGTCGCGGGGACGAGCACCGTGCTGAGCATCTACCCCGCGCTCATCCCTGCGAGCGGCGGTTCGCAGGTGCAGTACCAGACCGTGGACGTCAGTCCTGCGAATGCTGGCGCTATTGCGCTGGTCAACCCCGCGAGCATCTCGTATAGAAAGAACTTCGTCTTCGCGCCTGAAGCCGTGACGATGGCGACCGCGGATCTCATCATGCCCACGAAGGGCGTGGAGGAGGCCGCGCGTGAGTCGTTCGACGGAGTCGCCATGCGCATGCTCACCGCGTACGTGCCTGGAACGGACCAGTTGCTCACCCGCCTGGATGTGCTGTACGGTTTCCTCTGGGTGCGGCCTGAGTGGGCCTGCGCGGTCGCGGATGTGATCTAGCGCGCAGCACGTAGCACGTAACACGTAACACGAATGATCTAGGAGAGAAAGATGAACGGAAATGATGTTCAGCCTGGAAGGAAATCCGTGGCCGACGCTCCTGCACCCGTCCGCGATCCGCTTATCGATCCTGCAGTAAAGGCAGGTATAGCGCCCGCTGCGCTCACGCTCACGCCAATCGTCCACGAGTCCGTGCCCGAGCGCCCGGTCATGCTCGTGAAAGAGGCACCCGCGCCCGGCGAGAAGCCTGTCGTGGTCGCCCCTGTCCCCATCGTCACACGTGAGATGACGATTGATGAGCGCGTTGCGGTACTCGAGAATGATGTGGAGGAGCTGAGAAAGCTCGCCCACGTGCTCGCGGGTAGCGTGCCGCCGAGCCTCGCTAGCGAGCACGCGTTCTATGAGTATCCCAAGGACCGTCGCCGCTGGGTCGATGGGAAGGTCGCGGAGACGCGAACGGTGCATAGCGCGGAGGAGGAGAAAGAGCTGGGATCGGGCTGGGATGATCCTAGCCCGGACGATGCAGCGAAGGCTAGCGCGAAGCACGATGAGCAAGTCGCCAGCGCGCCACCTGCGAAGCCCACCCCCGCGCCCGCTAAGGCTCCTGGTCCGCAGGCGTAAGCCAAAGCGTTGGCCGGTGAGCGCGGGTGAGCGTTCCTCGGCGCTCACCCGCCGTCCCTCCACGTAGCGCGGAGCACGTGAAATGCCCTTGAAGCGTGGATCAAGTCAGAAAACTATCTCTGGCAACATTCGTGAGCTGCATACAGGCAAGACGTACGAGAAGACGAGGAAGAAATTCGGCGCGCGTCGCGCGCACAAGCAATCCATCGCTATCGCGATGAGCACAGCGAGGAAGGGGCGCTCGTAGCGCGCTCCGCGGAACATGGAGAGAGAAGATGCTAGACGCATATAAGCGGCTCGAGGCCAACGGCGTAATCGGTAAGATGATGAAGGTGGACGCGCGAGGCCATCGCGTCGAGGGCGACGCGGAGGGCAAGGTCCCTGGCCAACTCGTCATCCGGCCGTTCGAGGAGTTTCCCAAGGTCGTTCGGCGACTGAAGGCCGACGGAAAGGTGGTCGAGATCATCGTCGGGTCGAAGAGCGAAGAGTTGCGCTTGCTCGCGGAAAGCCCTGACGAATTCGGCGGAGCGCCGCTCTCGCCGCTCGAGCGTGAGCGTGATGCGCTGGCACAGCAGGTCGCGGCGAGTGAGAAGGCGAATAGTCAGCTCGAAAACCAGCTCGCTGAGGCGATGAAGCAGATCGCTACGCTTGCGCAGAAGATCGACGCGGTGACGACCTCGAGGATCGCGCTGGGCCAGGGCAGCGCAGGCGCGGAGCGCGTAGACACTCGGACGGGCGTCAGCGCGCTCGCTGGCACGGGCAGCGTACAAGCTAGGAAGAGCTAGGAGCTAGAATGACCACTCCGCTCGATGTCCTGCGTCCGCAGGACATTATAACGCTGGCGCTGAAGGACGCTGGCATTATCGGCGTCGGGCAGACCGCGCTCGCGGAGGATATGAACGACGGGCTCACGCGGCTGAATATGCTGATGGCCCAGTGGGGAAAGAAGCGCTTCCTCGTCTTCCAGCTGACGAATATCCTCGTGACCTCGACGGGCGTGAGCACGTACACCGTGGGGCCGGGAGGGCAGTTCAACACTGGTGCGAACAACCCGCGGCCGGATCGCTTGGAAAATGGCTGCTTCTTTCGCCAACTCGTACAATCCTCGCCTAATCAGGTGGACTATCCGCTCGAGCTACTCGAGTCGTGGGAAGATTACAATCGCATAGTGCTGAAGCAGCTCCAGACCTTCCCCGCGTATATCTTCTACGATACGGGATATCCGCTGGGCACGCTCTACGTGCATCCCGTGCCCTCTCCAGCGATCTATGCGATCAATATCCTCGTGAAAGGCCCAGTCGTCGCGCAGTTTCTCAACCTCACCGTGCAGATTGGGATGCCTAACGAGTACTACATGGCCCTCTACCTCACCCTCGCGACGATCCTGCGCGCGGCGTACAGGCTGCCGCCTGACAGCGATCTCACCATGCGAGCTAGAGAGGCCCGCGAGGTCATCCGAGGGGCGAATACGGCGCTCGCTCGCCTGCGTATGCCTGCTGGGATGGTCAGACCTGGGGTATACAATCCGTACAGTGATCAGATAGTCTAGCACGTAGCACGTAGGAGAACTGACATGACACGTTTCGCCCGCTCTTTCGGTTCCGCGTTCGCCCTAATCATGCTCGGTGCAGTCTTTGCGCTTGCCGCACAGCTGCCCTTGCCCGCCGTGAACGGGCCGTATCTCGGCGATCAGCTGAACAACCTCTACGCGATCACGAACGCGTACGTTGCAGGCTCAGGGCACGGAATTCACCCTGCGCTGAGCGTGAGCCAGACCGCGACACAAGCGGCCTGCACACAGCTGGACAGCAACGTGTTCCAGGAGGTCAAGACTAGCGCTGGCACCGGCGCGGTCTGTCTGCCCGCAGCTGTAAGCGGCAAGTTCATCTTCATCGGCAATGCCGCTGGACAGACGATTGACCTCTTCGGCAGCGCCACGCCGTTCCTCGCTGGCACACAAGATACGATCAATGGGACAGCAGGGACGAGCGCGTATACTGGCGCGACGACGGGCAAGTCTGCGATCTGCTGGGCGCCCGCGAACGGCGCGTGGTACTGCGGGGCGATCTCCTAGCACGTTCCACGTCGCACGGAGCACGTATGATGTTACGCGTACTCGTTACCCTCGCCATCCTCCTCGCGTCGTGGAGCGCGTACGCGCAGGAGCCCGTCATACCATATACTGGCGACGGTGGCACTTCGCGCCCGGTGGTCTGGGCACCGGTATTCAAGGCTGGCATCACGAACAGCGCGGTGAATGTGATCGCTTCAGGCCCGCGCGAGCTGGGCCTCGCGGTCTGTGATAACGTGAACGGCACCGCGTGGACGTACGTGCAGGTCTTTGACTCGCTCGCCGCTAACGTCACCGTGGGCACCACCCTGCCCAAGGCCGTCATTCCGCTCGCGCCCGCACTCGCGACGACTATGTCGCTCGACGCGGCAGGCTTATCGTTTCGCACTGCGATCAGCGTCGCTGCGACGACGACACCGGCGGGGAGCAGTGCTCCCGCGACGAATACGATAAACTGTACGTTTGGGGTGAACTAGCACGTAGCGCGGAGCATGAAACGTGTCTCGCGTTAACCTGCTAGGCGGAACGTACCTCGCGCGATCGCTTATCGCCTCCGCGCAGATTTGTCGTAACCTCTACCCGGAAAAGAACCCCGAGAACGCTGCTGCGCCCTTCACGCACCAGCTTACGCCAGGCTTGGTGCTGAAGAAGGTCGTTCCAGGCGGTGGCGCTCGCGGAATGTACACCGCGAGCAATGGCTCGCTCTTCTACGTCGTCGGCGCGCGGGTCTATCTCGTCGATTCCAATTTCACCCTCACGCAGCTCGGCACGCTGCTCGTGAATGGTCTGCCCGACACGAGCACGTTGCCCGTGGCCATGCAGGATAACGGCTTCGTGCTAGTCATCACCAACGGCGTGCCGGGCCTGGGGTGGGCAATAAACCTCCAGCCCGGCATCGCGGGGAGCCCGCAGGCATTCCAGGTGGTAAATATAGGCCTCGGCGGAGCCAATGGGATATACAATAACGTCCCGCTGACAGGCGGCTCGGGCACCGGAGCCATAGCCTCATTTATCCAACTTGGTAGCAACGCTATCACTGCAGGAATTGGGCAAGTCGTAGACATGGGGCTCCCTGCGAGTCCCAGCGGTACGGGCTACCTTGTCGGAGACTTACTCTCATTCACTGGATTTGGCCAGAACATTCCCGCCAGTATCCGCGTGACCGCGGTCGGCGCGCAGGTCAACGCGTTCGCGCCGATCACTGATCCCAATTTCCTCGGCAGCGTAGGCATCGGCTACGTTGACACGTTTCTAGGCTTCGATCAACCGCTGACGCGCAATTTCTACACCTCGCTTTCAAATATCACGTATGCCTCGCTGACTGGAAATACGCAGGGCCAGCCTGCACTGGGTGCCATCATCGCTAACGGCACCGGCGTTAATGGAACGTATGCTAACGTTCCGCTGCTGGGCGGCAGTGGCTCGGGCGCAACTGCGACGGTAATTGTATCCGGCGCTGTTGTTCAACAAATTCAGCTCAATCCTACTGGTCTAGGCTACAACGCAGGAGATGTGCTGACGATTAGCACTGCAAATATCGGATCAGATCCCCAGTTCTCGCTAGTCGAAGTCAACGCCGCTGCGTTCGATCCACTGTTCGTCGCGGGCAAGGTCGGCTATCCAGACCTCCTCGCGACGATCACCGCCGTGCATCGCGAGTGGTGGCTCATGGGCTCGTTCGAGTCGAGCGAGGTCTGGTACGATGCGGGAGGCGCAGCGTTCCCCTTCCAGATCATGCCAGGCGTGTTCATCCAGCATGGAACGTGCGCGCCCTACAGCGTGGCCACGCATGATCTTGTGGTGTTCTGGCTGGGCATAGATAGCGCGGGTATTGGCACGGTCTATCTCGGTGCGGGCTACCAGGCCGGTCGCATATCCACGTTCGCGATAGAGAAACAGATCGCGGCGGCGCTGAAGAGCGCGGGGACGATCAGCGATGCGATTACGATGGTATACAAGCAGCAGGATCATCTGTTCTTCGTCTTGACGTTTCCTACAGCGGATCTCACGCTGGTGTATGACCTGACTGAAAACCTCTGGCACGAGCGATCGTGGCTGGACCCCAACACGGGCCAGAATCATCGGCACCGTGCCAACTGCATGTCGTTCGCCTATAACCTGAACCTGTGCGGCGACTGGCAGAATGGTAACATCTATGTGCTGGACACCGACACGTTTACCGACAATGGAACGGCGATATTGCGCCAGCGTGGCTTCCCCCACGCCGTCAATGATGGCAAGCGCGTAGCGTATGATCGCTTCGCGCTGGACATGGACTGTGGCAATGGCATGCTCAGCGACCCCACACACGTGCCGATGCTCACGCTGGAAATAAGCAACGACAAGGGCAAGACGTGGATCGAGCTGCCCATGCAGTCCATGGGCCGCGAGGGCGAGTACCTCGTGCAGATGGTCTGGCACCGCCTGGGCATGGCCCGTGATCGCGTCTTCCGCGCCTCGTGGAGCGAGCCCGTCTTCACCGCGCTGCAGGGCGCCTGGCTCGACGTGACACCTGCGGAGACCTGAGATGGCTGGACCTGCTGGCGCGCGGGGGCTGACTAAGCAGCTGCCCAATACTAGCGCTCCTATTATATCGATCGAGCACAAATTGACGGGCGAGCTGTGCGATGGTGCAGGGAAGCCTATCACTGGCACGCTGAAGATAGCTGGAAACATCACGCACCCTTGGCGCTATCTCTTCGGCGCGCTTACGCAGAGTTCGAGCGCGAGTGGCGGCGCTGCAAGCTCGTCGCCTGGGCCAGCAGCTCTTCCAACGCAGAGCTGGTTCGTTTCTGCAACTGGCAGTGATAGCAATAATGGGCAGTCAAGCGGGGCGGCATTCGCGACGATTCAGAAGGCCCTGGACACGATTCTCAGCTTCGATCTCGGCGGCACGGGACTCGTGACGCTCAACGTCGGGGCTGGCACGTTCGCGGGCTGGAGCCTCATTGGCCCCGCGCGTGGGTGGACTGGAGACCAGCAGACCGGCGCGCCGCTCGGCGCGGCCAGCATTCTCGTGCTCGGCGCTGGTTCGGGTCTCACGAACATTAATCATATGACCAGTAATGCCAAACTCTGCATTGGTAACAGCGGTGGTCTTTATATTGCGCTCCAAGCGATGAACATCAATGTTGTCGGCGCGAGCGGCGGCGATGGCATAAACTGCAATACCTATGCGATTCTCTCGCTTAACGGCGACATCTCGTTCACCGGCAGCGGCGACGGCACCGGCCACGCGATCTTCGCCGACTCCAACGGTTTCATATTCAACAGCGGGGCGGTAACGCTCAAGGGAACGCTGGCGAGCTATTTCGACTCTTCGAACACCGCGAATTACGAGAGCATCGGCGGCAGCGTCGTCGTTGCCGGGACAGTCGCGACCTTCACGAACATGGAGGTGCTCGCGAACATGCACGGCGAGACCGTCAGCGTCGCGGGCGGTACCACGACGGCAGTCGCGTATGCGCTTGACACCAATTCTGTGTTAAGCATGGCCACCTCGCTAACCGGGGTGTGGTCCCAGCTTGGCGTCCTGTCGAACGGAGCTAGGACAGAGGGGGCGTGTAATGCACCCGCGGTTACTGGCTCGTCAGGCTTGGGCACTGGTAGCGCGGCGATCGCAGCGGGCTCCGATGCCTACGCGCTACAGGTCGTTCTCTCCCCCACGGGGGTGCCGGGCTCCAGCGGGACCGTACAGGTCCAGATTAATGAGAAGCTTACGCTGAACCAGCTTAGCTTCTCGCCCTACGTCGTGACGCCCGCGCCCGGCAGCGGTACATGGAGCGCAGTTACCGCGTGGATATCAGCAATCGTGCAGTCAGCGACCAATGTAAAGATCACAATCTCGTGGTTCAACAACAGCGTCAACTTGGTCGCCGGTCAGACCTATGCGCTCAATCTCATTGGGCAGACATGATGGGCACATTCGTTCAGTGTTCCGCGTAGGTCCCACCACTTTCTCCTTGACTGCAGGCGCGGTTCACTCTCCCACGTGGCGTGGACCGCATGACGAGGAACGAGATGGAACTGAAACTGCGCAGAATTCTCGCGAAAGAGGCGGGGCTTATCAACGCGCTGCTCGCAGACGAGGATATTCGTGAGGGTGCGCTGCTCGGCCGCACGAGCACGGACGGCGTGGACATCTTGCCATTCGTGAGCGATGAGCGTAACATCACGCTGGTGTGTGAGGAAGAGCAGGCGATTGAAGAGACCATGACCCGCGTGACGCGCGGGGCGATTCTCTTCCACTGGCAGGAGGGTGGGATATATGAGGTGCATACGATGGCCCAGCGCAGCGCGCGGGGTAAGCCCTACATGCGCTGTGTGCAAGAAGCTTTGCTCGTAATGTTCCTCTGCTGGGACACGATGGAGCTGTGGACTCGGGTGCCTGATGACAACGCGGGCGCGCTGGGCCTCGTGCGCTTCGTCAAGGGCAAGGAGATGTTCAAGTCGCAGGGCGCTACGTACTATACGCTGACATTCAACGAATGGCTCTGGCACAGCGGCGCGCAGTTTGTTGAGAAAGGAAAGTGGTTCCACGAGCGTCTCGCTGCGCAGTTTGCCGAGCAGCAACGAGAGCACGAGGCGCATGAGGACAGCGAGGACCATGATCGCATGGTCGGCGCGACGTGTGAGATGATACTGAGCGGTATGGTCGAGAAGGGCATTGTGCTGTACAATCGCTGGGCGAAGATGGCGGGCTACGCGCAGATCAACGTGGTGGTGCCCCAGCCGCTCGTGCTGAATATCGGCGACGCGCTCATCCAGGTAGATTTCGCGCGGAGGGATTTCCTCTTGCTCGAGGCGACTCCGAGCGACTTGCAGCGAAAGGTTGCATAACATGCCCACGGCAGCGCTAATCGCAGGCGGCGTAAGCGCCGGTGGCGGTATCCTCTCGTCAATCATCGGCGCGAATGCGCAGGTCGGCGCGCAGCAGAAGGCCATCAGTGCTGAACAGAATATGTTCGGCACGGGCCGCACGGACCAGCTTAATCTGTTCAACCAGGGCGTGACTGCGCAGGATAATATGTTCGGCACTGCGAGTAACGCGCTGATGCCGTTCATCGGGAATGCGAATAACGTCTGGGGCACACTCGCCCCGCTGATCGGCGCGCAACCGGGCGGCAATCCGCTCACGGCCCCGCTCACGAAACCATTCGACGCAGGCATGCTCTCCTCGACGCCGGGCTACCAGTTCACGCTGGGCCAGGGCCTCAAGACCGCGCAGGGTGGCTTTGCGTCGCAGGGCCTAGCATCATCTGGCACGGCGATCAAGGGAGCTGAGAGCTACGCGACCGGTCTCGCACAGTCCACGTTTAATCAGCAGTTCCAGAACTACCTCCAGCAGAATCAGCAGATATACAATCTGCTCTATGGCCCCTACGCGACTGGCGCGGGGGCAGCAGGGACACTCGCGGGAACTGCTACGCAGGCGGGCGGGAATATCCTCAACGCGGCCACAGGCGCGGGAGGGAATGTGCTGGGCGGCGCGACGACTGCGGGCGGCCAGATCGCGCAGAGCACGACGGGCATAGGCAACGCGATAGCTGGCGCGGCGACTGGAAGCGCAAATGCGCTGACCGGCGGCGTGACCCTCGCGATGATACCGAGCATTCTCGCTGCACTCAAGGGCGGCGGTGCGGCGGGTGCGCCTGCCGCGGCGCCCGTGAATCCGCTGTATCCTAGCGCGAGCGCTTACTACCCTGGTGGCCCATTCCAGTCCGCGTGGCAGCCGGGCGTGGGAGCGTAGCGCGTCGCGCGTAGCGCGTCGCGCGTAGCGCGGAAGAGGAACGAGCGAAATGGCTGGCTTCGACGTTGACACTGCGCCCTACGCGACCCTCGGCGGCCGCGACGCGAATCCGCTGGGCATGCTTGCCGCTGGCGTGAGCATCCAGCGTGGACTCAACGAGAACCAGCTGTTTCAACAGACCTTTGCCGCGCGCAAGGCCATGGGGCCGCTGGCGCAGGCTAGCATTGACCCGGAAACGGGCCAGATGAACTATAACAAATTCGCCATGCTTATCTCGTCGCATCCTGAGACCGCCTGGATGGCACCAGATATTATCAATAAGCTGGTCGAAAGACAGCTCACACAGGCCCACATCGTCAACGCGCACCTGGACGCTGAGGCGAAAAAGCGCGATGTGATAAATGGTGCCATTGGCGGCCTCGTCGTCAAGGGCGACGATGTTGGGCCGACTGATCTTATGCACGCCCTCACATCGCAAGAAATGACAGAATTCGTCCCGCCGCAGCAAGCAGCAGCGCTGGTGGCAAGTGCGCCGAAGAAGGGGCCACAGCTGACGCAGTGGATACAACAGCACGCGGTGCAGAATGCGCAGGCGGCCGAGGCGCTAAAGTTCGTAAAGGGCCAGTATCACGAAATGGTGGATGCGAATGGGAACAAACAGAGCGTCTTCGTCTCGCCCCTGACCAGCACGGCCTCGCAGGTCATGATGGGCGGCGCGGGTGGCGCAGGAGCGCCCTCCGCGGGCTTCCCTGCTCCCGGCTCACCGGACACGGTAGGGGGAGCGGCAGGTGCTCCGAGCGCTACGCCTCCTGCGCCCGCACGGCCCATGACGACCGAGCTGGGACCAATGAGACAGGAGATGCTGCGCGATACCGCGAAGTACGGCGAGGACGTGGCCAATCGCGCGCAGACCGCGCAAGGCTTGAAGACACTCATGGCCCAGGTCAAGGACTACCTCCCGCACTTCCAGCAGGGCGGCGGGCAGGAGTTCCGCGCGAGGCTGAGCCAGCTCGCCCAAGCTGCCGGGCTCGATCAGCAGTTCATCGATACCTATATCAATCAGGGCAACCTGGGTGACAAGCAGGCTGCTATAAAGATGTTCTTCGGCATTGGCTCGCAAATCGCAGCGCAGCTCATCCACTCATCCGGCGGTCGCTTGACGCAGACCGAGTGGGCCCAGACGCTCAACCGCGGGTCGCCGAACATCGACCTCGACCCTCGCGCGATCAAGAACATCATGGGCTCGATGGACGAGCTGACGAACTATACGCTGCTGGAAAACAAGCACTTCGGCGAGTTGAAGCGCATGCCAGGCTACGACATGACCAACGCCCGACGTGACTGGGCAGACACCTACGACCAGCTGCTCGCTGCGAGGACGAGGCACTGATGCCTGACGAGCTGCAAACGTTCCGCGATGATTTCGTCAAGCGTCATGCGCGGGGAAGCGCTGCCCCGCGCAGCCCGCTGGACGACTTCCGCGCGGACTTCATCGAGCGTCATACGCGGGACGCGAACGTGGACCCTGCGCTGACGCCGAGCGGCGAGCGCGCACTGCCGGACTGGGATGAGTATCATCACGCTGCAGATGTGCTCACTGGCGGCGAGCTTTCACGCGATCCTGCGCGCGCACGAGCCAGGCAGGAATGGAGCGAGCAGAATCCTACGCGGGCGCTCGCGGCCGAGTATGCGCCCGAGGCCGCGCTACAAGTTGCCGCGACGACTGCGGCAGGGCGAGGGCTAGAGATGAGCCTTGGCGCGCTCGGGCTGCCGGGCGTCGGGCGATTTATGACTGGCCGCGCTGGCGCTGGCATTCCTGGCGCGCTAGGCTACGGCGCGCGTCTCGCGTCGCGCGGAATGAGTAACGCGCTGCAGGGCGGCGCCTCTGCGTATCTCTTCCCTGACCGCAGCGTGGGCCCCGAAGAAAACCTCGCGCAGGGCGCGGGCATCGGCGCGGCCACGGGGTTCGCGGGGCACTTGCTCACTGGTCCCATGCGGTCGAGTATTAATCCTGCACTCGCCGCTCGCACGCGGGGATACAATGCGATAGCGGAGACGCTGGGGCAACCGCAGACTCCACTCGGCGCGGTTGCGGGCGCATCGCCTGCGTCACGCTACACGAACCGCCTGATGCAGGGCGGGCCGAGCAGCGTGCTGGGCTTGACTGCAGCGATCGCCGGAGGCGGGGCCGCGGAGCACTTCGCGCCAGAGCTAGTCTCCCTCGCCTCAGGTCACCCGGTGACCTCCGCTCTCGGCGCGTACGGCGTCGCGAATGCGCTCGCGGGCCTCGCGCAGAATACTAGCCCGGTGACTAACGCGATACTGTCCCGCGCTGCACGTGGCACGCCCTTCATCGCCAATCCGCTTATCCCCGCCGCCCGCGAGACGCTGCGCGGTGACCGAGCTAGCTCGCCTGACGTAGCGGAGAATGAGGCGAGGATACGTAAGACGTTCGCTGCGCACGGCATCGATCCGGACATTGCCGTCCGCGTTGCGAGAAGCGAGTCAGGTCTCGATGCGAGCAATGTGGGCGACCAGGGCTCTTCACACGGTCTCTTCCAGCTACACTATGGCAATATGCCTGGGGTGAGTAGAGGGAATAGCGTGCTAGGCTTGGGCGATCTCTACACTCATGATACAGGCTATCATGCCAGCGACACGAGTCACCTGGATACGCAGCTCGACTGGATCGCGCGCCGCGTGAAGCAGGACGGTTGGGGTGCGTTCCATGGCTGGAAGGGCGACGCGTTCGCGGGTATTCCCACGCGTATCGAGGTGAATAGACGACCGGAAACGATCTGGCCTAGCGCGGACCAAGGTAATGTGCTGACGGGGCTAGGAGGACAATGATGGGCGGCGTTGCACGGACAATGAATGGGCCTTGGCGTCGCACCCTCGCGTGCGCTGCGCTCGCCCTCTCACTCATCGCTACCGCTGGCACCGTGCTAGCGCAGACCGCTGCGCTCATCCCCAACGCGAAGCAGCAGTATCTCAACGCGCTCGGACAGCCACTCGTCGGTGGCTTCGTCTACTCGTTCGTTCCCAACACCACGGTGCCCAAGACCACCTGGTCCGACCCAAATGAGGCGTTCCCCAACTCGCAACCCGTCGTGCTCGACGCTGGCGGCGGCGCGTTCATTTTCGGCCAGGGCAATTATCGCCAGCAAGTCTTCGACGCGAATAATAATCTGATCTGGGACGGCTTCACGTCCGCTGCAGGTTCCGCGCAGGTCGCCGGATCGAGCGGGACCGATACCGCTCCCGTGGGCTCGATCATGCCCTTCTCCGGTTTCGTCGTCCCGACGAATTGGCAGCTGGCGTTCGGGCAAGCTCTCTCCCGCGCGAACTTTCCTGCGCTGCTCTCCGCGCTGACCATCTCGACCGCCGTGGGCGGCTGCTCAACCGGGGGCTTCAACATAACTGGCTGGACCTCGACCGTCCAGATACCCGTGGGGAGCCCGATTGAGTCCACCTGCTTTCCAACTGGCACGACGGTCGTCAGCATTACCAACGCTACCACTATCGTCGTGAGCCAGGCTGGAACCGCCACTGGCAGCTTTCTCACCACCGCGTTTCCCTGGGGGAATGGCGACGCCAGCACGACGTTCAATGTCCCCGATCTTCGCGGAAGAGTGACCGCCGGTGCAGACTGCCTCGGCTCCACGCTCCAGTCAGGCGCAGGCTGCGCGTCGCGATTGACCGCAGCGTTCTTCGGCGGCACGGGCGCGCAGGCGCCGGGGCTCGCCGGCGGCTCGCAGAGCATCGCGATCTCGCAGGCGAACTTGCCCAACGTGAGCTTCAATATCTCAGGCATCGCGCTGAATGATCCCCAGCACTCACACGGCGTGACTGATCCGACGCACAAGCACAATGTTAGCGTCTTCAACGCTGCCAGCAATGGCACGAATATTCAGGGAACGAATAGCGTTACCTCTGGCGGAACGAATACCACAGGTGTCACATCTGCTTCGACTGGAGTGACGATTAACAATGCGCTGACGGGCATAACAATTGCCTCGCAGGGCAGCGCGGCGTCGGGCGGCTCGGGCACCGCGTTCTCGCAGGTCCCGCCCACGCTCACAGTCAGCTATATCATCAAGGTCGCGCCGAACTCGAGCGGCAGCGGCGGCGTCACCTCGCTCGGCGGCATGTTCGGTGATATTGTGTGCGGCGCGGGGCTCACGTGCGCGAATGGCGTCATCGCTGCAGGTGTGTCCTCGACCGCGCTAGCGAATACCGTGTTCGCCGGGCCGACCAGCGGGCCTGCGGCGGTCCCAACATTCAGGGCGCTGACCAACAACGACCTCGCATTCTCTTCCACTACCGTGAACGGCGTGACCTGCACGCTCGGCTCGACCTGCGCCATCACTGCGACTGCGGCGAGCATCACCATAGCGTCCACGACTGTGCTGGGCGGTACGAGCGCGTTCCTGCTCTTCAACAACGCGGGCGTGCTGGGCAACGAGCAGTTCGCAACGCTGGCGCAGGGCGGGACGAACGCGGCGCTCGTGGCGAGCAACGGGGGTATTATCTGGAGTGATGCGAGCAAGCTTAACGTGCTGGCCGGGACTGTGACTGCCAATCAGTGCCTGCTTAGCGGCTCGCTCAGCGCCCCCACGTGGGGCTCCTGCGTGGGTGGCAGCACGGTATCGAGCATGAATAACGCGGATGCATCGCTGACACTCACGGGGACTGGAAGCGGACCCTTCACCGGCGCGGTCACAGCGAAGATCAACCTCGCCAACCCGAACGTGTGGACCGCGAGGCAGAGCGTCATCACATCGGGCAGCGGCCTTCTTCTCTCTAATAACGCGGCAGCGACTGCGCTGACCAACCAGGGCATCGATGTCGTCGAAGACAGCGTTCCAGGCTCGATCACCCTGACCACATACGGCGTGAATGGTCTGACGAACATGCCCACCTTCGTCGGGCAGACCGCTCGCGGCTCGCTGGCTGCGCCAGCGGTCGTCCAGGCCAACGACGTCCTCGCGTCGTTCAGCGGCCGGGGCTACATCGGCGGAAGCTTCGCGGTAGCTGGTAGGGCCTTCTTGCGGGCGCTGGCGACTGAGACCTGGAGCGCGGGGGCAAATGGTGCGTATTGGTCATTCGCGACTACACCCACGGGCACCACGAACACGACTGAGGTCCTCCGCATCGAGAACGACGGAGGTATGACGGTCCCGGCGACCGTGACTGGGGGCGACAAAGGTCTAGGCTCGATCAACGTCGGGTCGCTCTTCATCTCAGGCACCGCGGTGACGCTTCCTCTCACCCTCGCCAATGGTGGGACGAATAATGCGCTCACAGCGAGTAACGGCGGCGTAGTGTACAGCGATGCGAGCAAGCTTAACGTGCTCGCCGGCACAGTGACCGCAGGGCAGTGCCTGCTGAGCGGAAGCTCGACCGCGCCGACCTGGGGCTCATGCAGCGCGGGCAGCACCGTGGCGAGCGTCGGCAACGCGGCCGGGCCGGACACTTCGCTGACCATCACCGGGACGGGCTCAGGCCCCTTTACTGGCGCCGTCACCGCGAAGATCAATCTCGCTAACGCGCAGACTTGGACTGCCGCGCAGACCTTTAGCGCGAATACGCTGAAGATGCTCGGCAGCTCGACGGGCGTCACCACGCTGTCGAGCGCCAATGCAGGCGGCTCGAACTTCACCATCACCGTACCTGCAGTGACCGACGCGCTTGCCGTCCTCGCGACGAACCAGACGTTCAGCGCAACGCAGACCTTCTCGGGAATACTGAACGTCACCGGGACGTTCGAGATCAATGGCACCCCCGTCGCGCTGGGCAAATTCACTGCGGCTGCCTCGGTCATCTCCATGCTCTCGCAGGGCATCTTGTAGCTCCCACGTACTACGTAGAAGGAACACGTACGATGAGAAAGATTATCGCGCTTACCCTCGCCCTCGCAGCGCTCGTCGTGCTGCCGCGCAGCGCACTGCCTGCGGTGACTGCAAACAGCATCGTCACCGCGCAGACGCCCAATCGCGGTATCGTGCAGTTCCTCCAGGGCACCGACACTGCAGGCACGTATAAGACGCTGTATACCGCGGGAGCGAATGGCTCTATGTGCTTCGGCATGTGGAGTACGAATAATGACCCCAGCGCGACACATGTCATCACCGTCCAGATCGTCAACGCGGCAGTGAAGTACGGCGGCGTGTCGCTCCTGAGCGTCGTGAACGCAGGCTTTGCCACCGCGGTGCCTGCGCAGAATCTCATGGCCCCGGCAAACTGGCCGGGCTTGCCCGTTGACTCGAACAGCAATCCCTACATCGTTCTCGCCAGCGGTGATACTATCCAGGCCACCTTCGCGACCGCGCTGACCGCGAGCGATGTTCTCAACATCGTCGCCTTCTGCGTGGATTACTGAGGATCGACCATATGCGTATCACGTTACTCGTACTCGCGGCCGCGCTCGCACTAGCGCCCGCTACCGCGGAAGCGCAGACATCCTCGGGCCTTCCAGCGATTTTCGGCGTGGCCAGGCCGGGCGCGGGGAAGTCGAGCGGAAGTTCAGGCCTTACCATCGGCACTACTGCGATCACCGGGGGCGTGAGTGGTGGCGAGCTGTTCCAGACCGCGACGGGCAAGGTCGGCAGCGATAGCGGGTTCACCTACGCCGGCGCGGGGGGCACGCTGACGCTGACCCCTGCCGCGAACACCGCGCAGCCTTTTCTCATCACCGGTGGGTCAACGACGGCAGCGGCTACGTCCAAGCTAGGATTGTCCGTCGTTGGCACGCTGAACACGTCAGGCAACGTGGACGGCGCGGTGCTGTTTGCTAATATTCTTAATACTCAAAGTGGTGCCAGCACCTTTTTAATAGACTTGCTGGTAGGCAGTACGAGTAAGTTTCTCATAGATATGGCGGGAAACGAGGTTATTGGAGGCTTCTACTCTTTCGCTGCAAAGACCGATGCGCAAATTTCGTCAAGCGCAGCGCAAACGGGTAACTCAATTGTATTTATGGCTAATACTAATCAACTGGCCGAGATTGGCTTTTACTCTCCTAGTAATCTAAATGGTGGATTGGCGGTAAGAGCTTCTAGTTACTTAGGCTTTACTTCTGCCATAGGCGCATCCCCCGACACATCTTTCAGTCGCGACGGCGCGGGGCTGATGGCACAACAGAACAGCACCAACGCGCAGACCCTCCGCGTCTACAACACCTTTACTAGCACGACCAGCTACGAGCGCGGCACGTTTGATTGGAACGGTACGAGTAACGTGTTGACTATTGGCACCGAGAAGGGCTCGGGCGGCGGCAGCGTTCGCAATATGCAGTTCATCATCGGCGGCGCAGTCGTGCTCGATTATGGGGTAACCAATGCAAATATTCTCACGACAGCAGCCACGGTTGGTTTCGGAAATTGGGGGTTGGCAAATAGTAGTGGCATTGTGCTAACCGTCGGTGGTTACTTTGGTTGGAGCCCATCTGGCAATCCGATCACTGGGTTGGGAGTGGATACTACTCTTACACGCAGCGCCGCAGGCGTGGTGGCGATTGGTAACATTGGTGCAATGTCACGTTTCTTCATTTCCAACGGCGCGGTCCCCGTGGATGGCGGCGGCTCGTGCCTTGCGAGCAGCTTCGCCGGAGGCTCGTCGGCGGGCACGTTCGCTGCCGCCGTATGCGCAGCAGGTACTATCTCCATCACGTTCGCTTTCACCGCGCCTACGGGCTGGTCATGCGATGCACAGGATCGAACTACGCCCGCAGACACGCTCAAGCAAACGGCTACCACAACGACCAAGGCTACTTTCACGGCGACGACGGTAGCGGCCGACGTGATACAATATAAGTGTACGGCCTATTAAGGAGAATGGTAACATGAAGCGAACTTTCTTAGTCCTAGCCCTCACCCTGTCCGCCGTGACGGCCTCAGCCGCGCAGAGCCTCAACGATCAGGTCGCGCTCGCGAATGATGCGATCTTTATCCAGCGCGTGCGGCAGTCCATGATCCTCGCGGCGGTCAATATCTCTGCCGACGGATTGACTACCGGCATCAATATCAAGCGTCACGCGCTAGCACAGTCGGTCATGAACAACCCCGATGGCTATAAGCAGCTATTCGCTGAGGCAGTTGCTACGCAGCCTAGCGCGATCGGTCCGGCGACAGTCACCGGCGCGGTCGTGCTCAAGCCCATGATCTGCACCGGCCAGCCAACGCCGCCCTGTGTCGAGACTGGAAACATCGATGCGCAACAGGCGCTCGTGACCGACGCTGTGATAAACAACAGCGTCTTATTCGTCTTCAACGCGTTCTTCGGAGGGCAGTGACATGCGCGTCGCGCGTATCGCGCTACTCATTGCGCTCGTCGTGCCCGCGAGTGCGCTCGCGCAGCAGCCCGCGCAGACGCAGATGACGCCCAGCCAGGTGGCCATTGCGATCACCACGAGCGTGAATCAACTCGCACAGGCCGTCGAGCAACTCGCGCGGGAGAATGAGGAATTGAAGAAGCAGCTCAAGGGGAGCGTGGTAGTGCCCCCTGCTGGTGAAGCCCCGCGGCAATGATGGCCGCGCGGACGCGTAGGAACGTCGTACGTGCGCGTTTCGCGGGCCTGAGCTGCGTACAGATGCGTTGCGCCCATTGTAAAATGATTTTGTTTACCGGGATGGCGTAATGCGTTGACAACATAAGGGCAACGCATTACAATCCCCGGCATGCACGACCGCGTAAATCAGCTCTATCACCACCTGCAAGGAACTTGCTGCGTATACTGCGGCCAGCGCGCCAATTCGCGCGATCATGTGCAGGCCAGAAGCCACGTCGCGAGTCTTCTGGATTTAGTAAAATTTCATGGCCTGACGACTGTTCCATCTTGTATGGAGTGTAATGCACTCGCTGGCGCGAAAGTGTTTCCAACGCTCGGGGCCAAGCGCAGGTACATCCAGCGTGTATTGAGGAAGAGATACCAGAAGGTGCTCAAGATGCCCGATTGGACCGAACAGGAATTGGAGAAAATAGAATGTCCGAGTCTGAAGGCAACGATACGCGAGGGGCTGAGAATGAAGATGCTCGTGCGCAAGCGAGTAAGTTGGCGGAATGTCGTGAGTGTCGAAGAGGATTCACCAAAATGCGTTTCTGGCAAAAGTTCTGTTCCTCGCGCTGCAAGGCTACGTTCCACCAGAAGGAGACCGCTGCCGCCCGTAGAGCGTGGAGAGAGCGGTGACTGGCGCGATGCTGTTATGGAGCATATGGAAACAGCATTTGCTGACGTAGCTCCTGCCTGGCTTGACTAACGCCCGTCGCCCTTCGCCCAGAGCGACCCTGGCACAATCCGCAGCACCACCCTCGGCCGCACGGGGGGCAGCGGCGCACGCTCCGCGCGCATTATGCCACGCAGTCGCAGCAGCCTCCTCGCCTCCTCTTCCTCGTGTCCGCGTGGTAAGACTATCTCCCTCGGCCCATCGCGATCGAGGATGATGAGAGTATAGCTATCATCACCGAGATGATGGTCGATCCTATAGTCCTCGCCGCTCCAGGCGAGGGTCCAGCATGCAGCACGATTATCGCGCTCGTTCGCTCGCATGCTCGCCTCGACTGCCGCGCGTATCACGATCGCATCTTTGTGCTGGTAAAAGTGGGGCGAGGTAATGATGTCAGTAATCCTGTCGCGTGATGGTAAATGTTCGCGCGACCAGATTGCGGTGCCGTTGATGCCAGCGAAGCGGCCCTCAATCTCGAGCTTCCTATATTCCCACTCGTCGAGGCAGAGTATCGCGATCATAGCACGTACCGCGCGGCGCTCACTGCAGATCTCCCCCGCCGGTGAACGAGCGTGGACGGGGCGTGTAATGAAACGCGTTGATTGCGTCTACTGCGAACCAGTCGGCCTTGACCATACCGTCGAGAATCTTCTCCGCGACAATGATCGGACAGCGGAGCTGGAGGAACCGCATCAGTTCGGTCTTGTGCAGCGGCACCCTGCGCGATATATCGCGGGGCGAGCTGGCGACCCAAGCATTCCACGCGTAGCGATGCACCTCGTTCATCAGCACGCTGTCATTCTTCTGCGACATATCGCGGAAGATGTCGGGCATCATGGACTCAGCGCCTAGAAGCCACGACTTCGCCCGCTCGCAATCCTCGCTCGTCACTTGCAGCGTGATATCGCGGGAGACGCTGGCGATCATGGCGAGCTTGAGCAAGTATACCTCACGCCTCGTGCGATAGTGCGCGAGCCGCATGTGGCCCGGCACGGGCGGAATGCCCGCGCTTCCCCACGTTTCGAGCAACACTCTCGCGCCCTCGCTGAACGTTACAGGGCCTAGCAGCTTGCCGCGTTGCGCTAGGCCCGCGATGAGCGTGGCCTCGAGCGCTGTGCGATCGTCGCGCTGGGTGAAGAGCGACATTCGGACCTTGTCCGTGGAGTAGACCATGATCAGCCGCGCGGTGAAGCCCATGTGCCACGCGCTTTCGGGCAGCAGTTCGCTCAAGTAGTGCGGCGCGCAGCCGGCGAGGATGCTGATGCAGGGATGTTTTATCGCTATCTCCTTGCCCGAATTGTGTCCACGGCGCTGGGATGCAATTGGCTCATGATCGAACGCATCGCAGAAGACGCTCATGAATTCGAGATCATGCGCGTTGATGAGCGTTCCGAATTCTGTGAGAACGATGGCTAGCGGATTGTACTCCAGCGTGCGACCGTTGTACATCACTCGTTTCTTGCTCGCCGCGAGGACATCGATGAATGCCGCCTTCGTCATATCCGTCGGGGCCATGAGGACGGTCTTACTCGCTGAGAGCAAGCGTCGTGCAGGCTTTATCGCCTGCGTCTTCCCCACGCCGGGCTGCGCGACGAAGAGGATGAACAGGTTGGGATACGTGACCTCCAGCGCTGAATCGAACCAGACCTTGCGCTCGAGCACCGCGCTGAGCGCCCCTATGCCTGACCACAAGCGAAACAGTGGCGGCGTCGGAAGGCCCTCGGTGAGCGCAAGATATTGTTCGAGCCAGTCCTCGGCCACATTCGAGTTCCTCGGAAGTGCGTGCGTGCTGCGTGCTAGCCGAGCTTGCGCTCGCGCCCTTGCGGCCCGCGCTTGCGCGTGTCCACGCGTTGCGCGGACCACTTCACTAGCCCATCAGGATTATCTGCGCTCGCTTGTGCCCAGTTCCATCCAATCTTGGCCTCGCCCGGTATGACGAACTCACGGCCCCCTGCGCGCAGCGTCACGCGGACGAGCGCTAGGGCCTGCGCGACAAGCGCATGCTCATCCGCGTCCTCGGGATACTGGAAATAGACTGCATCGTGCACCTGCGCGAGGAGCTGTATGCTAGGCATATTCTTCCAGATTCTCCATAATCCTAGATTGAGCCTGTCGCCCGTGCTGCTCTGCGGCGAGAACGCGATCGCCTTACGCAGCGTCGTATCGTCGTCAGGCCGACCGAAGAAGCGCCTCTCGCGGCCGAACGGCGTCGTCAGCGTCCCATGACGCTGGACCTGTTGCGCGACCCATTGATGCCAGCGCTGGATGCAGGGATATGCGGCGAAGTACGCGGTCTGAAATGTATCCATGACGCGCGCAGGGACCTTCAAGTGCCTCGACATTGTCCACGCGGTGCCCATGTAGTTCGACCCGTGGCCTCCCCGCTTCGCCATATCGCGGTAGGAGAAGTCGCGATAGAATATCTCCTCCGCGAGTGCGCGGTCCGCGCGGGCGTCGCCAGTCCATGCGCGGTCGGGCCAGATCAGCCTCGCCGTCGTCGTATGGAGGTCCCCGCCCTCGCAGGCGTCGAGATACGAGGAGTCGGCGAATAACGTGTAGCAAAGCCACCCGACTTCGCGTGATTCCGCCTGCTCCAGATCAATTCCACAAATTTTCCATCCTGGGTCAGCAATGAACATGCGACGAAGCTCAGGGGTGATGTTCTGTAAATTCGTTCCGATGCCTGTAACGTCGCTACTGCTCGACCACCGTCCGGTGTTCGTACCAGCGATATTATAACTCGTTCGCATTCTTCCATCATGGGAGACCTCTGTTTCCAGCACCGAGAGACGCTTACGCAGAGTGCGCGCCTCGAGAATGAGCGCGATGATCGGTCGCGCGTGGAGGTATATCTCGAGCTTCTCCAGCACTTCCCGGTTGAGCGAAAGCTTGCGCTCGCCCTTCACGCTAATCCACTGCTCAGGCAGCCTCATGCGCTCGTAGAAGAACGCTTTGAGCTGCTTCGGCGATTGTGGGTTCAGCCCTGCGCTCCATACCGCGTTCGCCAGCTCGTCCAACTGCGAGCGCAGGAGGGCGTACTCGCTGCGAGTGTGCGCGATCCCCCTCGCTCGCTCGAAGTCGTCGATCAGGAACCCGCGCAGCATCATCTCGATCGCGGGGGCTTGCAGCCCCCGCTCGAAATTGTACGTCACAGGCCAGCGCGCTTCGCCCTCCACGGCTCGCGAGGCAATAAGCGCGCAGAGTTCCTCGAATACCTCGAACGTCACCAGCGTGTCGAGTCCGCAGTATATCTGGTGCGCGTCGCCTTCGCTCAGCGCGTCGAGCGCTGAGGGCGTCAGCTCCTCGGTGCGTATGATGCTCATCTAAACAACGCGGTGATATAGTCGCGCCAGGACGGGTGCGTTCGCGGTCGCGGTGACATCGAGCTGAGCAAATCATTACTCACCTTCAATCGCGCGTTCTCTTCGCGCAGTAACTCGACCTGTTCTAGCTCCGTTCTCCAGCACCCTTGCCAATAGCGAAGCTGTTTACGCAGACGCACGATAGTTATATCTTTCTCATCCATCTTTACGCTTCTCCTTTCCCATCCCCCGTTGCCTTGGCGATGGCGGCGCGGGCTGCGTCGAACTCGTCCGTTTTTCTATCCGCTATCGCGATGACGCGCAGAAGTGCCTGCAATAAATCCGGCGCGGCGGCACATAGTCTCGCATCAGCCAGGCTCTTAAATGGCACCATTTGGCCATCAAACTCGCCGCCTACGACCAGCTCTCCATCAGGCCCCGAGATGGATGTTGCGATATTCTCAGGCTCAGTGAGCCTCCATGGCCCTGGTGTATGCGCGCTCACTTCTTTCTCCCCTGCGTGCTACGCACCAGCGCATCGAGACCCTTGCGCGAGCGCGCGGGCGGTTCTGCGCTGGAAGGTCCTTCGTGTACGGGCGCGCTCTCGCCCACGCTTACCTCGCTAGGCAACGAGAAACCTGTGGGTGCCATGAGCACTCCGAGCGCGGATAGCGCAATCTCCTTCTGGCGCGGTGAGACTAGCTTCTTCGCGAAGAATGCGACAGCGTTGTAGACTGCCACGTATTGCCGCTGTGTGAAGGCGAAGTGCAAGAGTGCGGCTTCAGGCACCACGTTGGGCTGCGACGTTTTACGCTCCACGTTGGGCCTCCCAGATCAGACCGAGTATGAGCCACAGACCGCTAGCGAACATCATTCCGCCAAGGCCACTCGCGAGAAATGCGCCGACGATCATGAGAAGGCCGCCGATGCAACCCCAGACCGCTTCATCCTGCTTTGTCACCATCATTGCCTCGCATTATGATGTCCAGAAGCTCACCAATCGGACTACACGCGCTGCCGTCCGCGTTTCGGCCCATGCTGTGCGCGAGGGCGCTGAGCGGGACGCCGTACTGCAGCGCAATGGATATTGCGCATGCTGCGTCGCGGGAGAGAAGGTCCGCGAAAGAGTCGATCTTCTCGGAGTTCAGGAAAATCTCAGTCACCTCCGCGTTCGTGTGCGCTGCGCGGATGCTGGCGACGAAGCGCATGCGCGAGTGTGTAAACTCGAAGTTCGTGCCCCCGCGGCGCTGGGGTAGCTCGACGCGCGAGAGTAATGATCTTCCGCACCAGCATCTAGTGGCCATCACACATCCTCGAACTCTGCCAGCACGCGGGCGAGACGGCGGATGAGGAGCCACTCGGGCATACGCAGGACCGCCATGCCGATTGTATGCGCGTCCTCCTCCTCGCAACCCTTCAGCAGCCACTCTTTGACTTGATGCCCCTTCATGTGCTGAAGGAGATCATACTTATTGGCACTATACTTCTCAAGCCCGTGGGCGATCTCATCTCTGAACTTGCTCATCTCTCTGTTTCCTCATCCATTTGCATTTCTTGGCTTCCTCTTCCGTCTCGCAGTGATATGGCACGTGGTGCCCGCAAAGGGGGCACTCTGCATGAAACTCTATACGCACCTTGACCTTGCGTTCACTCATCTCGCTTCAACTCCTCTTCCCCCTTATGCAACCGCATGGTCTTCCACGCTGGCTCATTCGTGTAAACGCTGCCGAGGAACCCCAGGCCCTTCTGCAGCTCCGGGTACAGCGCGTGATGCAGCAGCATGGTATCGTGCGTCGCGCAGCGTACGCTGAGCCCTGCACGCATGAGATACTGGAGATCGAACACCCCGTTCTGGAATATTTTAGGAATGGGCGAGTCGAGGAGCGCGCGGACGCATTCCCACGCGCGAAGCTCGTGGTCCTCGTCCTCCCAGTACGATATGCCCTGCAGGTCGCGAATGAACGGCACGACCATTGCCTCGCTGCGTGAGCGCGCGAAGCCTATACAGCGTATTTGTCCATTCATCGTCTCGATATCTGGCGCGAGGAACGCGTAGGGTCCGTTCAATGTGAGATGTGTCCAGGCCTCAACCATGTCGATGCTAGGATTGACGTGGATGCTCCGCGCTGGCCGACGCACTTCAGCGAACGCCATCTCGCGCTTAGCCTTGATGAGATCTGCTAGCACTATCACGCGCCACTGCCACGCGCGGAAGATCGCGGCCGGGTGATACGTTGGGATGATCTTCGTGTTGCTGAGCTGCGCTGGTGCGCTTGCGCGCGCCGTGCTGACTGCACCGCGCAGGCGTCCGATAGCATGTGAGCTAACCATAGCCCAGCAAGCTGATCCACCCAGTGCGATGATAAGATTGCGCTGCGATTGTTCCACTTCTGCTCGTAGTCGCGACAGCTCAGGCAGATAATCTTCTTTGACATATCTCGGGTTCTCGTTGCGAATGGGTGGGAGATTGTAGCTCGCAGGAAGGTCGCTGCGCGCAGCGCAGAGATAGGCGAGATTATTATTCGTAGGCCGCAGGGCGAAGACGTTCGTGAGCAGTACGCTCGCGCGCTCGAGCCACTCCTCACGCGCGGCGAGGAAATCACGCGTTGAGAGCTGCTCGACTGCGCGAGCGAGAAGATCGTCGATGTCCCAGCCTGACTCGATCAACATCCGGGCGAATTCGCGGCCCGACGCGCCAGCGAATGGCACGCCGTGCTGATCCTCACTCTCCCCCCAGGCCTCGCCGATCATGACGCAGCGAGCGTCGTGGGGGCCTGATGTGTGGGCGAACGCATCTGTGCTCATGGATCACCCAGCATGAATCGCCGCATAGCATCCCGCGCCAGCTCGGCCTGCCAACATTCCTCACCTCGGCCAATCTTCCTAATCACTTCCTCGAATATGCACAATGCTATGCGAAGATTATGGTTGTCACCCGTCAACTTGACTGCCCTGGTACGCCAGTCGTCGCGCTCCGCGCTGAGCGTCCTCATTCGTGTGCGGTGCCACTTGCTCATTTCTTCAGCACCCAAAGTTGGACGGCTACGAAGATCACGCAGAATACAACTATCATGATGTCGTAAATCGTCATCTATCGTCTCCGCTACCGCTCAACGTGCCACGTGCGCGTCGGGAGGCAAGCTTCGCGAGATTGCGCTCCGCGCAATGCTCGAGCGTAGTCTCCAGCTCCTCCGCGATATTAGCGAGATACCACAAGACATCGCCGAGTTCGAGAATGAGTGCCTCGCGCCGCTCGTCGCTAACGCGCCCGCCTGCGTCGCGCCAGGCCTTGCCGACCTTCTCCGCGATCTCGCCAGCCTCGCCGTTGAGCTTGAGCGCGCAATATGTGAGGCCCTGGAAGGTGCCCTGACCTGGATACATAGCGCTCGATCGAGCGAGAACTTGATAGTCCAGCAATTTCATCATTTATGTCCCTCTCGTCTGTTGCCAGGAAACCTCGGTTCGCAGTCACATATCCAGAGCATAATGAAGCTGGTGTGACCAGCGATGTCGAGCGCGTGAACGCTGCCGCGCATCCAGCCGAGAGCTAGCAAGTCCCGCATATGCTGCGTGTCCTCGAGCGCGTAAGCGAATGCCCGTATGCGCGCGCTAGCGACGTGGAACATGCTAGTACACCCTCACGACGCGCACATTTTGCACCCGATGCTTCATCACCGGCGGGCCGAGGAATGCTATGCCGTCGAGCTGAATTTGCAGCCCATGGCCGATCAGGGCCTCGTCCATGATTGCGCAGAGTGGTCGCAAGGCCTCCTCGAATCGAGCCTTCAGCTCTCCGGCGATCTCCGCATCTGGCCTCGTCGGTACGAGTTGAAGTGGCCCGTTATCATCTGTCATTTTCCAGTCCCCATTCGATATACGCGCGGAGCATCTCCGCTATCGTGGTCCCGTTGCGTCGTGAGCGCATGAATAGCTCGCTGTACGTGCTATGATCTACGCGGCAACCTACGCCGCGCGTCTGCACATTCCAGTCCTCGCGCCATTTACGCCATCGCTCACGCTTCACACGCTCCTGCTCGACCGCGGCGTTCACCTGTTTGTCAGTCATCTTGCTCTCACCTGCCCAATTTCTTTTGTCTCTCGATCTCGCGAGCGAGATACCAGCGTGCTTTCTCCAAATCTTCTACAATCTTCCCCTTTGCCCCTGCGCGCCAGATGTACTTTATCGCGTTGCCGAGGTTGAAATTCATGTGCTCGGCAATCGTGATGCACTCGATACCGGACGGGTGACTGTAGTGCGCGGGATGATTGACTGGATCGTGCTCCGCTCCCCAGTCCACCTTAACGCGCTGCGACGCTGGCTTGTCCTGGCCGAGAACCACGCTCGCTGGCATATTAATCTCCCTCACTGGACATAATGGATTTGCGCAGTCAAAAACTGGCCTATCGACGATACCGCATATGTCGCACTTGAATCGAGCTACCTTGCCGCTCATCCCACGATCTCCGCGAGCGCACGGAATGCACGCAGTTCTCGTATCGCTGTGCTAGCGAACTCCGCGCTGCGCTCGACACCCATCACCTGCTCTGCGCCTAGCGACTCCGCTGCGCGCAGCGCGCTGCCGCTCCCGCAGGAGGGATCGAGCATCCTCGTCGTATCATCTACGAACATAGAGAAGAAGTGCCTGAGCATGGGCTCGGGCTTCGTGCTAGGGTGCGCTGCGCGCGCGGTGGGCGCAGCGTACGAGGCCGCGACCGGCTTTACTATCACCCGGTCGCCACGGGAGGCGAAGAGCGCGGTCTCGTACGTCCACCGTGGTGCGCGGCGCACGTCAGTCACGATACCCGCGTTGTCGCTCTTATGCCAGATCAGCGCGCGCTTAGCGAAGAGCAACGACGGGGCGTGGAGGCGAAAGAATTCGATCGTCTCGTGAAGCATGGAAATGTCCGCGCTGAGCCAGAACATCATATGCGAGGTGGGGGAGAGCAGCCTGTCGAGCGCAGAGCACAACGCTTTGCAGAGACCCCAGTATGTGCTGGGTTCATCATCATACTTGAACTCCTCCTCGCTCCGAGCGCCGCCCTGCGCGCCAGCGAATACCCGCTTGCCGTACGGGAAGTCGCAATGCAAGAAATTGAACTTCGGTCCATCGTACGTCGCGCTCCACTCGCAGAAGTCTCCCACGAGCACATCGTCGAGGGGCGTGTAGCGCTCGCGACCGCTGCGCCCGCGAAGGGAGGGAGAGGCGGGGACGGAGGGACCAGCTCCGTCCTCGCTTGTAGGCTCGCCAACCACGACCGAGCTACGCTCTCCCTCCCCGTCCAGCGGCGACGATTGGCCCTCTCCGCCGCTGGTCGTCTCTGCTCGGTCCGCGGGAAGCGCCCCGAGTTCATCCTTCGTGTAACGCTCGCCTATGTCTGAGAATGCGCCGGATATCTCATCGAGCACCGCGTCGTGCGTGCGCTCATCGATGCGAGCGCAGATATTCCACGCAGCCCTTATCCCTACCGCGTGGGCGATCTTCTCGCACTCACGCGGGTCTTCAAGCGCACGCGCGACGCGGAGATAGACTGGCATCTGATGGCCGAGTACCTCGTGACTCTTGGCCTGATTCCATCCCGTATCGCGCTTACACCACATCGTGTGAAGGCGCTCGACCGCGCGCACCTCGTCTTGCCAGCTCAGATCCTTTCGCCTAATATTCTCTTCCAGCTCGATCAGCTCGATGTCCTCGGCGCTCAGGCCAGGCTTGACGTAGCGCACTGGCACGCTCGCGAGAACGAGCTTGCGCGCGGCCGCGAGCCTGCGCCCGCCGGCGACGAGCACATGCTCGTCGGTCACGAGCAGCGGAGACATGATCCCCCGCTCGCGAATTGAGGCGAGGAACTGATCGTCCAGCTCCACATCGCTGCGCTGCCGCGTATCGCTTGCGCGAATGTCGTGCGGTGCGAGCTGGGCGTAACGATCAGTGACGACCATTATCTTCACTCCTCATCACACGCCACGGCGAAGACATCGGGGATGTCTATGAACTGCTTCCGTGCCTCGCGGCACACGGGCAGATCAGGCATCGGGATCACAATCTTGCGTCTGCCGCTCGTTGTCCACTGTGGAGCCGTTAACATTTGGGTACTATTGGACGTGGTGGTGCTGGTAGTGACTTCTAAGTGCGTCGTCCAGAGCATGACTATGACGAGAGTGATCTTCATCGTGAATACTCCGCGTAGCCGTAGTCAGCGTTCCATGAGGGTGGGAGCAAGGGATTGCGCTCAGGCGCAGTGCGCGGAGCGAGCAACTCGTTGCGCGGAAGCTCGCCACGCTGGACGTCGTCAGAGTGCAGGCACATAGTCGTGGCCAGTGTGAGCGCTGCGAGGAAGATCATGTCAAAACCTCCTGTAACCATGCCACGCAGGAATTGCCTTCTCTGCTTTCGTCTCAGCAGCTTTCTGCGCAGCTGGAGTCAATGGAGCAGGCTCCATCTTCTCTACCAGAACAATGTTTCTGTCACCTACGTCGAAAGCATCCGCACAACCTAGCGTGTAGACGAAACGATTGTCCTTAACAACTGCAGGTTCACACGTCGCTCTAGCTACGCTGACCCACCAGTATTGCTTGGCCATGAAACTTCCTCCTCTTTCCAGATGCCCCTGTATGGTGGGGGACAGCGCATTGCGGGACCACTGCCCTATCGCTGCCCCCCCCGGCTGTGACCTCTTGGGTGCGTGTTACGCGAGACGCGTTACGCTACCAGCGGCCGCAGCTTTCTAATGTTGACAATCGTCCCCCGCTCGCCATCGCGATGGACGACGTTGTACTGCACGCTGGAGCCGACCACGTTGGGCAGCGCCTCGTCCAGATCCTTCCCAGCGATATCGATACCCAGGCCGCGCAGAAGTTCCTGCATGTAGTAGACCTGCGCGCCGGACTGCACGCCCACCTCGGCCACGTGTATCTTATCGCTGAGCTTCGCGCTAGCCTCGAACACCTCGCGCTCGGCCTCATCCACATCCTCGCCGAACGCGGTGGGCTTGATCGTGAAATGCACCTGGGCCTCGCTCTGCCCGGTCTCCTTGTTCTTCCACCTCGACTCCGCCCACTTCCACGAGCGCACAGTTCCGTGATACGTTCCCTGAGGCTCGACCGGCGGCGGCGCAATCTCACCGAGCTTGACTTTGCCGAGTTTCGAGAAGTCAATCATCTTTCGTTCTCCTTGCTACGTGTTTCGTCCGCGCAGGTATGGCGCTGCGCCGCCTTCTCCGCGCTCTCGCGGAATTCCTTCTGCATCCTCGCCAGCTCGTCTGCAAGTTCGAACAACGCGGGTGAGTGACTGCGACTGGCTGCACGGCGACAGGCCAGCTCGATCTTCTCTAGCGTAAGATTTACTACCCAGTTGTGGAACATTTTATCCTCGTTACTCGGGAGAACAAATCATGAACCCACTCATGATCCGTTCTCTGTGCTAGGCTCGAAATTATCCGCAAAATATTGCGCCGCGACGAGCCATTGATCGGCATGATTCTTCGGATTGCGCGCGATCATGTCGCCCGCCTTTGGCGAGCCGGCTGCTTTATCGGCAGCCGATATGCTTACCCCATACAATGGCTCGCCCTCCTCATACGGGCGAAGCTCGGCGATCTGCTTACGGCGGTACTGCTTGAACATGTTAGCTCCTCTCGCGTTGGAAGTGAAAGTGAATCCTGCTACGCTCCTCGTACAGCCTGGAAATATTGCGCGAGACCGTCGCTCAGCTCGTACTCCGCGGGCACTTTGTGCGGCGCGGTATTCTTTACCCCCAGCGACCCCGTGGGCACCGTACGTATCACGCGTTTCATCGCGCTTCCCTGGCCAATCTTCTTGATCTCGAGAAGCGTGTTGAAATACGTCCCGATGACTGGCGCGAGGGCCTTGCCTACCGCGCGAGGGAAGTCTTGGAACGTGCCATCGCTCTGCTCGACTCCCTCAATATGACACTCGAGCACGACGTTGCATCCCACATCCGGCGAGGTGATGATCTCCAGAAACGAGCGCAGAAGCTGTTGCGCATCACCATAGTCGCTCTGATAAGGATGCTGATTAAGCCTGCCGTTGAGGCCCTGAATGTAGCGCAGGGCGCTCTCCGCTAGTCGCGTAAATGATCCTACGATGAGAACATGGTCGGTCGTCCACTCAGTAATCGAGCCAAAGTCCTTGCCCGTGCTAGGATCGACCCATTTCTCAATCAACGCGGAGGCCTTACTCCAGACCTCTGCCCGGACGATGCCGAGCTTGCCCCCAGTGCTCTTCCTCCTCTCGGCAAGCTTGACGATCGACTCGAGCCGCTCGCCCACCTTCGCATTCGCGATCACGTAGGGCGAGTCTGCTTGAGTGAGCAGATTGAACAGAACATCGCTACCATTATCGACATCGAGAACACGCAGGCCCAGCCCCATACCTGCGAGCGACGCGGAGGCGCCTGTCTTGCCGAAGCCGCTGTGGGCAGCGAGTATGACCTTAACCGGTGCTATTGCCATCGTGCTACGTGCTCCGCGATTGTCATCGTTCTGCGTCCTCCGTGCTCCGTAGTGCTGCGTCAGCACGCTTGTACGCTGTCGATTGGTTATCTGGCTCAGAGTCATTATGCAGGGCGTTGCGTGCGTCCAGCAGTGCTGCCCGCAGCAGCACGACCTCAGCTTCTGCAGCCTCGAGCGCGGCCTTCGTGATATAGAGTAGCGCGCGACTCGCGGGGGTCTTGAGCACGCATAGGCGCTCAATCTCGTCGGCGGCCTCATTGAACAACTCCTGCGCCCACGAATTTCCATCGTTTCGCAGCCGCTTCACAATATCTGTCATCGTGCGCTCATGAAGTGGAAAACTGTTCTCGCTCATCGCGCTACGTGCTCCCTTGGCACTTCCTGCGGCTCATATAGATCGATCGTATCGCCGTAAACCTCGCGCGCAATTGGCCAGAGTTCCTTCCGAAGCACAAGAAAAGGACGAACGCTGACTGGGTCTTTGATCTGTGCTAGCTTCGCCATCGTGCTACTCCCCTCGAACGCGCAGGGGGTCCCATACGCGCTTGACGAAATCGCGTGCGAGGCGCGCTGGGCGCTCGGCGGGCGGAAGCGAACACACTCCGCGGAACGCGCAGTTGAAACACGCAGCCTCGTTCATCGGCCAGAAGCCATGCTCCGCGTAACTCTCAGCTTGCACGAGCATCAATCTGAAGCCGACTAGCCACTCGTCGATCTGCGACTTCGTCCGCGTGACCGGCGCGCGAGCGTGACGGGAGAACGTCTGCGCGACCTGCACGCCGTCGATCAGCACCCCCTCCGCGCGACGTGGGAGCACTATCTGGCTCGCGAACGTGTACAATGAGACCTGATTATCCGGCGAGAATGACATGAAGAACCATTTCGCGCTGTCCTCGCTCAGCGTCGCCTTCGTCGTCTTTGTATCATTTATCCAGACTGGGCCGCCTGGCCCGTACTCCGCGACGCGATCGAGGTGCCCACACAGCACGTACTCCTCGCCCGTTTGCAGCGCGCACTGGCCAAAGGAGAAGCGAAATGACACCTCGACCATCGGGCGACCGTTATCATACAGCATAGTCGTGAGAGGATCGTCTTCGAGCTTGTCGAGCAACCACACGACTGACATGATCAGCGTATATCTATTCTTCTGCTCACTCCCCTGCCAGGGCCGATCGAGCTGCTCGTCCCACGTCTCATTCATCAGCCTCGTAACGACCCACGTGACCGCGTCATCGTGCTCGAAACCCTTCGCCCGCAGTTTCGCATACAGCTCGCGCGCTTCGTGCAGCAATATCCCGAACGTCAGATGCACATTGTCCTCGCGCGAGCGCCAGCTCTGCACGATTGACAGCTCGTAGAACCTCGGGCACTTCTTGAATGCCCCGCTGGACACGCTATCCCATGCGAGCTGGAGCGCGGGGAGCTGCGCGGAGAAGGAAGAGTTTGCGAGCGCCGTGCTCGTGCTGGACACTGTGCTAGCCCTCCTCGAAGAGATCGATATCGATCGCAACGGGCTGCGTAGCCGCTTTCGCTTTCCGTGCTCCGCGCTTCGTGGTCCCTGCTGCATCCTCCGCTTGCCACTTCACGCGCATGCGGCGGAACTCGGCGACCATTGCACGCATCGCCTGCGCGTCGAATGGCGGACGCGAGCTGAAGAGATCGTCGAGCGAGATTGCGCTGACCTCGTCGAGTGGATTCGTTGTGTCGTTAGCCATCTATGCTCTCCGTGCTACGCACGTCGTGCTCGACGCGCTGGGCGCTGAGCGCCGCCCTCGCATCTATCCGCTTGACCCAGTTATGCACCAGCTCGCGCACTACGCTGCTGCGCTTGACCTGCCCGCCGTAGTATGCGAGCAGCCTGCGCCAATCGTCCTCGTACAGCTGAATATGCACGCGCAGCAACTTCGGCCCCCTGTGCGCCCGTTCAGTCATCTTCTGTGCTCCGTTCTTCGTGCAGCGTGGACGTGGTACGTGCTCCGTGCAGCGTGGTACGAACGACATCCTTCCGCACGAGCCATACCTGATCGCTCTGATCGGGTCCCAGTATCGCAATCTCCGCGAGGGCAGGATCATCGCGGATCGCGTTACGTGCTGACCGAAGCGCTTTCGCGCTGGCTCCTCGCACGATTAGTCCGAACGCGCTACTCGCAGCCGCGTACAGTGCGTCGCTTGGCGTCATTGCGCGCTCCGTGCGCTCCGCGCGGCGCGGAGGAAGTCCGCGATCTCGCCCTGCGTGCTACGCTCGACGAACACGGGTGGGCGCGGCGAGCACTGATACATCACGACCAGGCATATACAGAGCGTGATAAGCTCACCCATCGCTATCGTCCTCCGTGCTACGTGCGTCGCCGTCCGTGTTACGTGCTAGAAGATCATCGTGCGCGGAGCGCGCGAGGCGCTGGACATCATCGATCCTCCTCGCAGCCTCTGCTCGCACGTTCGCGCTAGCCGCGTAGCGCGCTACGTTCGCATCGAGTTCCCCCTTGGGCACATCGTGTAATGAGCGACCCTGAGCGTAGAGCTGCTCCTCGATCATGAGCTGCGCGATGCGTCGCGCTTCGCCCGCTATCGCTCGCAGCCTCTCGTGCCCCTGCACGAAGCCCTCGACGTACGACGCGCAGAACGCGGAAGCGACCGCGCTGATCTCGCTCAGCGTCGGCCCGTCCAACGTTCCCCGCACGAATCCCCACACGTCGCTGTAGCCGCGTGAGACACACTCGTTCAGAACTACCCTGTGCAAGCCCTTGGCCAGTCCCCTCGTGCGCAGCGCGGTGAGCGCGTCTGCCTCCGCTTGCGTGCAGACATGCCCGCTCGCGTACGCGGGGGGCAGATCGACTGGAAGGCCTAGGATTGTGAGTTGGGGCATGAAGGAAGTCCTCGGAAGTGGGCGATGATGGCATATGTGGGCGTGGGTGTCAAGGGGAAAGGGCGTGGGCCATATTGTTCGGGCAATCAATGGCCCATTATGTCTCCCCTTCCGCGCAGTCTCCCCACAGATCAGCCTCGACCACCGCGATGACCTTGCGAGCCACGCGTGCCGGGGGCGCCTCAGGCCCATAGTACTTGAACCACTTCGCGAGGGCCGCTTCAGGGTCCTCGAGCCACGCGCGATGGAACGCAGAGAGGTCCGAGATGAATCCAGTGTGATACCCGAACCTCGCGCCCTCGCGGTGCGCGTGGATGCTCGCTAGCCAGCCCCACACTTCCCGCGAGGTGCGCGTGCAGTGTTCGCAGTTCGGCCCTGGCACGAGCGAGCTGCGGGTATCATTCTCCTCCCACGAGCACTCTGCCCGCCCGACGCAGTGCCACGTCACGTCCTCCTCGCTGAGCATGGGCCTGATCAGCGTGATACATGGAAGTGGACTCCCGTTGACCTGCAGCGCTGTCTCGCTCACATCACCGTGCTTGGGCCGCGCGGGGTCATCGTAGCGCATCATACGTGCTCCGCCCAAGGCGTCATCATGCGCGGGCGCGGCTGGCGGTGCTGCTCGTGCTGCCGTGGCTGTATCTGCTCGCGATACTGCTCGCGCTTGGCGTTGAACGAGGCGTGGAGCGCGCTGGGCGCGCAGCCTGTCAGCGCGAGCGCCGCCCCGAGCGCTGCTCCTAGTGCAAGCACCGCGTACGTGCTACGTATGTGCATGCTAGATCCTCCTCGTATGCGCGAGCATCGGGTCCCCGCACTCCCACGCGCCCGCTAGTGTCATCTCGCAGTGAGAGAAGTGGCGCTGACGCTGCCAATCGCAGTGCCACGTGCACCATGGGGCGTGCGCTGAGGGGCGCGCGATGAGTAACCAGACCGTGGGTGCGCTGATGACCCAGGCGAACGCGAGCGCAAGAATGACCACACGCATCATGCTATGTCCTCCGCGCTGCTCGCGCTCGCGCTTGCGCCCGCGGACGCGCCACGTGCTAGCTCGAACCTCGCGCAGGACTTACCGTCGATTCCGAAGCCTAACGTGCAACGTGTGACGAGCGCGCCGGCGTCGATGCGCGGTGCGAGCTGCGCTGCGTCGCCGCGCGGAATGTAGCCCAGGTGCCACTCGCTCCGTGCGTGAAGGTCCTCGATCGTGAGCCCATAGCCCTCGAGTACCTTTGCGAGCTGCGCGGTGGGCGCGGTAATCGCGCTACTCGCGACGAGCACTTGGATCGCGTTAATGTCATACTCGTTGCTCGGCTCGCGTCGCAGAACGAGCGGCGTGCTATGTGCTAGCACATCGAGCAGGCCTTGCGCGGGTGGCCTGAAGCGCGCGCCGACGATGGGCAGTGTGTATCGCGTATCGCTCATCTTACCTCCATTTGTTGTGTGGAAATACCTCGGACTCGCTGCGTGACTGCGCGTAGGGCTGCTCGCTGTGCGTACACTTCCAGCATATGCGATTGCCCATCCACTCACTCTTGAACCCCTGGCCGCAACGCAGACACTTGCGACGTGCTACCTGCGACGTGAAGCCGTTCTTGCGCGCCAGTCTCTCCCACGTCTCACTCTCTCGCCACCGGGGCATCATGAAAGCTCATCGAGCGCTGACGCTAGCTCGAACGTCGAGTTGCGCAGGATACGCCCCGCGCTTTCCCACGCGTAGGCCTCGCCGAGGAGCCTCGCCTTGTCCTGTTGCCGCGTGACGAGCTTTCTCGCCGCGCGTAGCGCGGAAGCCTTGCCAGCGAAGTAGTCCGCAAGCGTGGCCGTACTGGCAAAACGATAACGCATGCGCGTGCTGCGCGTGCTGCGCGTGCTCATGCTACGTCCTCCGTGCTCCGTGTGACGTGCTCCGCGAAAATATCCTCATCGATCTCCGTGCTACGCGCCCCGTACGCTCGCTCGCGCTGACCGGCAAGAAGCGCCTCGATCTGCGCCCGCACGGGCGCCTCGTTCGTCCCGATCCGCGCGGGGCGGCGCGCAGCGTATGCCCGCGAGCGATCGCGTAGAATGTCGAGCAGAATCGTCCATCCTCGTTGGTCTGCACCACTGCCCACTGCAAGCTTATCGAGCGGAATGACTATCGTGTGCCCCTCGTTTCCCGCGAGCACCACCGCATCCCCTCGATGCCAGACGTACATCGCGTAGGCTGGAAGCGGATAGTCCCTCGCGTCGCTCATCGTGCGTCTCGCGTCGCGCGAGCGCCGTCCAGCATTTCTGCGAGAACCTCTATCCGCCCGCTCATCTCTTCTCGCTTCTCATAAACCGCGAGAAGCGCGGCCGATATCGCCATCTTCAGCGCCCGCTCGGTCCCCCCATTTTGCATAGCGTGCTCGACCATAGTCTCCAGTATCGCACAGGCGCGCGCGGCAGCGTAGAAGTTGAACACAGCGCACAGCAAGTCATTCTTCTGCCCATTGTCGAGCGTCGTGGAACGTGTGCTGCTCACTGCAATGAGCGTCACCAGCGCGAGTTCCTGTTGCGCGACGGGCATCTTCTCTATTGCGTCAGCTGCTGCCCTGTCCTCCGGCGTCATCTGTGCCTTCAGCTCTTCCATCTTCCTCTCCGCTCTCATTCTCGCCTGCATTCTCGCCTGCTCGTCCATCACCCTTTGCTCCTCTGTTGTCTCATGTACCTCGCATTGCTCACATTCCTCTTTGCTACTCGCGAGAAGTGCGCGCGCTCCGCAAGCATCGCAGGACACCGGGGCAACGTTGTCACTGCGAGTAACGTGTTGATCTGCGTCACCGCTGCGATTGCCGTAGGCGCTCGCACTATGATTTCCCTGATCGTATCCCGCAGCTCATACACCCCCTCGCGTTGTGCCTCAGCTTCATCGAGCAGGGCGAGCATCCTCGCTTGCGTTATGGGCACTTCGGGCCTCCATTGCGACGCTCGATCGCGCAAAGTGCTAAGATTGCCGCATCGAGGTCCGCGCTACGTGCGTAGAGCTGCGCGCGCACGCAGTCGCTGAACCACATCTCGACCGTAAGGCCGTCGTTCGACACCAGCGGCATCATATCCTCGCCCATCGCTGCGCCCGCTTCGCGGAGCGCGAGGGCTGCGTGGAGCGATACACGCTCGAACTGCCCCGCTCGCCCGTTGATCGTGTAGCGTGCGCCCGCACTCATCGCGATGCTGCCTCCGTCATGAGAGCTAGGACTTTCGCTGGCGAGCAGTATGCGTGGACCTCGCCGACGATCGCATCTTGCGGATCGATGAAAGCAACTTCGGCCTCCGCGACGGTATCTTGCACTTTCGCGTCTGCGAGGAACGCGTCATGATTGTCGCTGTACGTGCCCGCGCCCCACTGGACCGAGATGGTCCAGCCATTCTCGAACGTGATGTGGAAGCCACGACGATTAGTATCGGTACCGTGGCAGAGAGTAAACTCGCCTACTCGCGACGTGCTACGTGCTGCGTGTGACGTGCTGGTCATGCTATCCCCCATGCGTAGACCAGCTGGCCCCAACGCGAGACCCTGTACGTGCGACGTGCGTGGTCCACCTCGATCAATCCCAGCTGGTAATTGAGCGCGAGCGCATCGCGGTGCGAGGGCGGGACCTCGTCGAGCGACATTTCACTCGCGGCGTGCTCCGTGCTGGGCTGGATAAAGATCATCGCGCTACGTGCTCCGTGTTACGTGCTACGCTCATCGCGTGTCATCCTCCATGAACTTGAGCCGCGGCAGCGTGATCATGCGGCGACGCCCGCTGAGCGACGTTGCCTGCCGCGCGGCGAGCGACTGCGCGATGATTTTCCCGCGCAATGGCTTCTTGCTGAGATGGCCAGGGCCATATCCGTGCTGAACTGGGCCGAGCTGGTCAAGTCCCTGCGCGCTGCGTATTGGCATTGTGGTGGTCCTTTCTCTGGCTGGAAGGGGAATATTACCATATGGAACCCCATGTGTCCAATCAAATCATATTTCATTTGTAACATTTCGTGATCCTACTCGTCCCGCGTAGCGTCTGGATCAGGCGATACGTGATTATAGATATCATTAATGCCAGTACGATCAAACAGAGCTTGCGCCAGCGGGGTATCTCGACGTGCTGGCGACAGCTCCGCCCAGATATCGCTGCCCATGTCTGCAATCCAGTCCGGCATGGTCATTACTCCTTGCGCCCCGTCTCGTGCCCCGTGTTGTGTGCTACGCTTGCCCAGGTGGTCCGCGGAACGATTCCGCTCGCGCGACGTAGGCGCTCCATGCGCGAGCGCATGTACTCATTCCGCGCAGCGTGGGAATCGAAGTGTCTCCGCTCGACCACCGCGCACGTGCGTGGCACTTCCGCGCACGCGAGCACTTCCGCCTCGATCGCCCGGACCTTCTCCTCCGCGCTCCACTCGCTCATCGCGCAGACTGTGCGGATATTACGTGCTAGGAGATCGAGGACATCGAGATGCTTCTCGTACTCGCAGAGTAGATCCGTCATGCGCTGCTGCGTGATGGGCATTATTTCGTGCTCCGTGGTACATGCTCCGTGGTACGTGCTAGGAACTGATCGGCCTCGAAGTGCGAAAGGCCATCGAGTAGCCATTTACGATAAAGCGCCTGAAGACGATCGAACCGGTAGATTGACATCGCGCTATCGTGCGGCAGTGACGCTGCTATGCTGTACGCGTACCCCAGGTCATTCCACGTTCTAGCATACGCCCACTGCGCCAACCGTGACCATTCACTTTTCTCATATTGCGTCGGCGCGATCATCGCTGCGCCAGTGTCGATACGCTTGACGAACGAAAGTACTTTTGACATTTACACTATCCCTCCGAGGAATAGACAGACCGGAGCGCCGAGGTGCGTACAGATATGACATCCTCCGTCCTCGGAGGCCCGCACTGCGCTGGGCGCCATCATGAACCCTGGTGCCCCGCGCCACTCCCACTCCCCGCTCACGTGCTGCTGCACATCTGCGCACTGGATTGGAAAGCAGCTGACTCCCCCGCAGCACTGCCACGGGTACCACGAGTGGGCGAGAAGCACGCTAACTGCGCTGACCGCGCCAACCCAGGCCCGCTTAGTCATCGCTATCACTATTGCTATCGCTACCGCTGGTGTATTGCGCGAGACGCTCGCGTATCCACCCTACAGGATCATTCACCATATCGTCACGCACGCTCATCCAGGGAATATACAATAATCCGTCCTCATGCCACCCCGTCGCCTCTCGCAGCCTCGCGGCGTGCTGCTCACGCTGTCCACCGCCGCCGAGATGACAGTCCGTGAGCACCTCGCACATCGCGTAGCCGAACAGCCTCGACATCGACACGTCAGCTATCATGAACGCGGCACGTGCTAGATCGAGCGGCGCGGTGTCAATCCGCCATGCGGCCGTTCCGCTGTGATGCCCATCATCCAGCGTCGTGCCGACCCACAGCTCCACCGTGCGGTGCTCTACGAGGAGTCTGGTGAGAGCTAGGAGCACGATACCACGTCGAAGGACCGTGTCTGCGTCAATTATTGCGCTCGTCGCGAGATTCATGAAGATTGTGAGCGGCGCGGTCTCGCTCATCGTGCGAACGCGCCGCCGCATGTTCTGTGGCGTGCCAGCCAGAAACGCTGGCACATTCGGCAGGCCTCCGACTACATCGTCCACGTTGCGCCAAGCTCGCGTGATCGGCACGAGGTCCTCTATTTCGCTCATGATCGCCTCGGCACGAGCGACGTAGCTGTCCTCGCCTAGAACGATCTGTTTCTCAAACCGCTTCATGTCAATTTTCCAGAGATCGTTCTGATGCCTCATCCACTTCACTCCATCGTGTGCCGCGGTGGCGATCTCCCCTGCTTCGAGGAACATGAAATGATGCTTCGTACTAGGCAGCGTGATACGATGCATTATCACTTCCCCCCTTCGACTTGCTTGCGCTGATCGGGCTTCAGCCCGGCGAGATACGTCATGCTCGCAGCCTCATCGTGCGTGAAGCCCTGTGCGATGAGCTGTGCGCCAGCCTGTCCATGCCTCGTATCAATTATGACCTTCAGCCCGACCTGTTGCGCCCGCTTGCGCGCAGAGCGGACGCGGAGGAGCCACTCTGCATTGCTCACGATGTCATCCTCCAGCCTCTCGTCAATGTCCCAGGCAATCTTGACTGGAAACCGTGATAAAAACGCAGCGTCGAGTTTCGTCGCCCCGCTGTAGTTCGCATCCGCGCCGTGACCCCAGGTATTCGCGGTAGCCACGATGATACAATCCTCGTGCCGCTTGATCTGCCCATCAGGAAACGTGGCGAGGCCATTCGCGAGGTGCGGATTCACGCTGAGCAACGCCACAGGATCGCTTCGATCAACCTCGTCGAACGTGTAGACTCCGCCGTGCTCGTATGCCTCGCGAAATGGCGTGCGGTGATAGCGTCCGCCTGCATCGATGAAACCTAGCATCTCGTGAGGAAACGATATCGCCCCGTTGAAGTGCCATGCTAGGCCGAAGGCGCTCGCGAGATTCCGCGCGCCCGTGGTCTTGCCGCTTCCGGCCTCGCCTGCGAGCATGATCCCAGGAACGTGGCCGTTCACTCGAATGCTGGCGGCGCGGCACAGAAGCTCGAAATTCGGATGCTGTCGCCCCTCCGCGCTACGCGTGACGTCGCCACGTTCGACGCGAACGATTACCTCGCGAGGCACGCGTGAGTCGAGTTCCGCGAGCGCGCGCCGTGTTGCCTCGTCCGCGATTGCGCGCGCAGCGCCCTCGTTGAACAACCTCTGCCGCGTCTGCGCGTTGGTCTCGACCTGTTGCGCGATGGCGGTGAGCGCGGGATCAACGACTCGCTTGAGTGCGGCCTGCAAGTCATCCGCGCCGATCTCGACGACCTGCTGCTGCTGCATCGCCGTGGAAGTGCTGGCCTGCGTCGTGCTGGCCTCGCGCGACGTGGTGACGAACGTCTCGACTGCATCCTTGGCCTCGCGCAGGCTGCAGCCGCTCGTGTCGCGGACCTCCTTTATCGCCTCGATGATCTGGCCCGCCTGGATGAGTTCGACCGCGCGGAGCGTGATATGCACGCTACCGCTGGGCGCGGCGGTGGCGCTACCGCTACCGCTACCGCTATCGCTAGCGCTGCCCCATATGTCCGCGTCCACCACCTCGCTGCCCTTACGCCCGCTCGCCGCGAACTTCTGCGCCTTTGCTACGAACTGCCTCACCCAGTGCGCTTGCGCGGAAGTCATGCCGAGCGTGACGCTCTTCGTACAGATATCGCTCGCCATGCGGCGGTCGGACGCGCTGGGCAGAAAGTCGATCAACGGCGTGAGCGCTTCGCGCAGCGCGCGGGCCTCGGCGCTGTCGATGCGAGGCTTGAATGTTCCGCTGTACATCATGCGCGCTCCGCTTCGTTGAGCGCCGCGAGGACTACCGCGACCGTACCCTGGACGAGGAACTCTTGAGAGGCGTGCGCCCGGCAGGATCGAGACACCAGCGTGTAAACATGACTTGCATTGTGGTTGGTCCTTTTCGAGTTACGTGGTTGCGGTGTTGCGTGAAAGTGACTGGTTGGTGGGTCGCCGACGTATTCGTGTGGCGTACCACGTGGACCGCGGGGTGTCAATGTAAATGTTGCTCTGACTCGATCACATATTGTTACATTATATTACATCGACTCGTTGCCCTGGCGCGAGCGCTGGAAGAGGGCGGCCCATGGAATATGAACAATGTGACAGCAACATTGCATGCAACATTCGCCGTAAATGTTGCATGGTATGCCCGCGTGGTTGCCGATGTGCAACAGTCGTGGGCCGTGGGGCGTGGAGTGGGCCGCGTTGCGTGAACAACCCGTGGGCCGCGTGGTCGCACCCGCGCAGCCCCCAGTGATTTGCCTTGTGATTAGCCTCGCGTTTGCGTGTTTGTTCTTCTTAGTATAGATATATATATATATTAGGTAAGGAGTAGGATACGCTGCCGCACTTCGCTGCGCGCGGGACACGGTGGCCCACGCTGCGCCCGCACGGCGACGTGCACGGACGTGCCGAGCAATGTTTACGGTAAATGTTGCATGCAATGTTCGCAGCGCCGCGCCGCATTGCGTGGGCCGCGCGCCGCGCCCTCCGATCCAGAAATGATTGGACCGGCAGTCTCGTGGCTGCCGGCCCACCGCGACCCAGTGCGGCTTTCCTTCGGGCGCCTTGGTTGGTGGGGCGCGGATGCCCCACCATGTTTCGTGTTGCACGCTACGCGGCGGCATCGTCCTCGGCGAACAGGTCATCGCCGGTGGTTGTCATGCGCTCCTGCGCCTTTTGCTTGATAAGGTCGGCGCGGCGCTTGAGCATGGTCTCGATGAGCTGTTCGCGAGTGTAAGCCTTCCCGCGGACCTCGATAGTCTTGTCCCCCGTGGGCAGTTTCGCGTTGTGTATGGCCAGTTCCGCGGTGAGCATCTCCACCGCGATGCGACGCATAACCGCGTCGATCCCCGTGACCCGCGCCGCGCCGCTTGCGCTGCGAATGCCCAGCGTGCCATTCAGGACCTTCTCAAACGCCTCGTCGCGGCAGGTCTTGAGCCACGCGAGCTGATCCTCCTTGCTCGCCGCCTTGCCCACGTCGCTTGCCTTGTATGCGACGTACTTGCTGGCCTGCTCGTTGCCCATGAAGTGCGTTATGCCCTTCTGGCACAGCACTGCAAGATTGCGCGCGGGCACATCGGCAAACGCGACGCGGTACTCGTGACCCGTGGCCGCATCCTTCCACACGAGATCGCGTTCGGTCACATCGTCAGTTGTCGTGTCGGTCATATTTCATTCTCCAATTGTGAACCTCGGATCATGAGTGACCGCATGGCGTCCGAGGAACCATGCAGCCGCCGTTGCCCATACGGCCTTCTTCGGGCGAGTGGTGTTCTGTGTCTCTTGACTCCATTGCGGGGTTCGGACCCCGCGCCGCCGACACGCTGCGCGTCGGCAATGGTGTTATCGCACACATGCGCGCCCACGTCAACTCGAATGCGCGCCGCACGTGCGAATTGTCGGGCGAGTTCAATCACATAATGTTACATCGTGCAACATTACGTGATCGCGCGCCGTGAGTCGCGCGGCGCGGCTTGCGCGGGCGGTCCCACGTGGAACCACCTCGCCGCCCGCGAAAGGGGGGTATGAGGGCCTTGACGCCCCCCGCTCGCGCGGGGGGGTAGGGGGGGCCTAGCGTTCAGCCACGATAATGAATTTCGACTGGCCCATTCGTGGCCCAGCGCGTTGCGCGTACCGCATGCGGATGGCCCACGCGTGGCTCGTCCCTTTCCGCGCCCACCCCTCCGCGCTTGACACCTCGCGCGCCCGCCGCGTACCCTATGCGCGGCGCTCGGCCTCGCATCCCCTCACCCCCCACTCCTCGCGAGCCGCGCACCAAAGGGGTCCCAGTCACCGCGCCTGACCGCGCACTTCTCCTGTGAGACTGGGACCCCTACCACGCTACACGTAGCACGTAGCACGTTACGCGAAGGGCGCGTAGGGCATGAAGAGGCGAACGAGGCATATCATGCTCGCACTCGTAGCGTCCTCGGCGCTCGCTGCGCCCAGCGCTCGCGCGCACATTCGAGATCGTCCAGATCTCGATAAGTGGATGAACAGTTTGACGAGCAGGGGTGGCTATCCATGCTGCTCGTACATCGATGGTACGACACTTGCGGATGCTGAGTGGGACACTACAGTGGTGAATGGTGAGACGCATTATCGCGTGAGGCTGGATCAGAATTGGGTCGTCGTGAGCCCGGAGGAAGTCGTCGAGGGGCCGAACAGGTTCGGTCAGGCCATTGCCTGGATTTATCGCGACAGCCTGGGCGTGCCGAACGTGCGTTGTTTCATGCCTGGAGCGGGCGGCTGATGGACATGACTGTCATTCATATATTCTTCATCATCACGACTGTCGCTGGCCGCCCCATCGTGGGCGATCTCTACGAGCACACGTTTGGCACGATGCAGGAGTGCGCAGCGTACGTGGAGAATAATAAGAAGGAAATCGCGGAGGCAGTGGAAGAGGTGCGACCGTTCATCAGCGTGCCTGACGGCGTGCCCTTTGAGGTCGCCTACGGCTGTCGCGGGAAGGAGAGCATATAGTGCGCTACAGCGCGATTTGGCCGAGCTTCGCTCAGTGGTGGGATCGGATGACGATCAACGCAGGGCGGCGGGCGGAGTTCACCTCGCTGGCGCGCCTCGCGCTAGAGCACAAGGAGCGCTACCAGGCTGTCGAGACGCTGACGGGCGTGCCCTGGGCGATGATAGCGGTCATTCATCGCAGGGAGGGAGATGCGAATTTCGACACGTACCTCGGTAATGGGCAATCGCTATCTCGTGTTACGACGATTGTCCCGAAGGGTAGGGGGCCATTCAGGGGCTCGAGCGCATTCATCGACGGCGCAGTCGACGCGCTCAAGGTCGATCTCCTCGTCGATGTCAAGGACTGGAGACTGGAGAAACAGCTCTTCCAGTGCGAAGGCTTTAACGGCTGGGGCTACGGCTCGCGCCCCTCGCCGTATGTGTGGGGCGGGACAAATATTCAGATCAGGGGGAAGTATATTCGAGATCACGTGTTCGATCCTGATGTATGGGATACCCAGCCGGGCTGCGCGCCCCTCCTCGCGAGCATAGCCCAGCTCGACAGCTCGGTGCATTTCGTTCGAGAAAGTGCGGGGGAGAGCGTGGCATGACTGGCCAGAAACTCTACGCCGTCGCCTGCAAGGGCCTTGCCGACCCGCTCGTCGGCGCGCCGCTCGAGTTGCTCATCGCCTACCTGCACGCGGAGACCGGGGTGTTTTTCAATCTCGTCGGCGGCCTCGACCCGCGCCCGCTGTTCGAGGTGGAGATCATGCAGCCGATGCTTGCCGCGCACCAGCGCGGCGAGGCTATCGTCTTCCTCGGTCACAGCATGGGGGCGATGGCAGCGTTCTACGCGGCTGATAGGCTGAAGGCGCAGGGCATCCACTCGCCGCTGTTCATCGCGCTCGACGCGACGAACTGGGCGAGCAACGCGCCGGGCGTCGCTCCGTGGACGAGGCCGGCTACCACGCCGCCAGCTGGGCATTGGTACGTGCAGGACAACATCGACGCGTTCTACTACTTCCACCAGAGCGCCGGCCCTGGCGGTGGCATGGCCTTTCCGGCCCCCGGCAATACTCACACCAAGTTCTATAGCGGCTATCTACCGCATGAAAGCCACATTGGAATAGTCAATAACCCTACCGTGCGTAAGGCGATCGTCGGCGCGCTCAAGGCGCTAAAGGGGGCGAGCTAGTGATGGACTACATTCACTCACCCGCGCACGCGGTGCCGCCTAGCGCGTACTATTCGCATCCACCGCGCGGAATGCTCGTGCGCACGACGCCCGAGCGCGTTGACGCGCTGTGCAGGCACCATACGTACGCGTGTGCGGTGACGCGGGGTGCGCTGATCAATGGGAAGCCGCTGGGCTGCCTCATCGTGGTGCCCTACGGCGCGGGGCAGGATGTGGTGAACCATGAGATCGCGCACTGCAATGGATGGCGTCACAAGGGGGATAGCTAGCATGAGGGCGTGGGCGATAGCGGGGTGCTGTGTCAGCTTGGTCATGCTCGCAGGAGGGCTGTGTCTTTTTTTATTCGATCCGCTGCTCGTAGAGCACGCGCTGTGCGATCTTGTCCGCGCGCACACTTGTCCTTTTCTCGCTCGCTAGCGAACCGCGTGCGTAGCACGCAGAAGGAGACTAAAATGGCAGTCAGTCTTACTGGCGTCTTCGGCGATCTTTCTAGCTTACTTCCCTCCAGCGGGGATATCTTGCAGCAAGTGATCATCGGCGCGGGGGCGGGCGTCGTGCTCGCGGGGCTCAAGTCCAACGCGGGGCTCGACGCTATCGATCCGCTTCATCTCATTCCCCGTCCTGCGGTTCCAGCGACGGCGACGACACCAGCTGTTCCGGCGAGCGTGGGGGTCGTAGTTGGCAAGACCATCGCTGCCTCCGCGTTCGCAGCGCTGACTCCCGCGATCCAGGATAGGATAATGAGCCAGGGCTACGTGATCGTCGCGGGCTAGCACGGCGCACGTAGCACGTAACGTGCAGGGGGCAGACAAGATGGTTGACCTGTCACCCATTCCGCACAGGGAGCTGCCTCCGGTTCACGCTAAGCAGATCACGATGGAGGTGACGTGGCACTCTATTGGCAAGTTCTACATCGTCACGAAGATCACGAACTCGAGCTACTACGTGCCGGGCGAGCGTATCCCGCCTGAGCGGATCAAGTTGATCAATGAGGATGTGAAGGACTACCCTAACTGGACGATCAGCGCGGTTGACTATGACTATCTCGCCGCAATCGCGGGCCTGTTCGGCGCGGCGGTGGGCGTAGCGACGAACAAGGGCATGCTACCGTTACCGTTGCCAATACCATAGCGCGTAGCGCGCAACACGCAGGAGAAAGTGACATGAACGCAGTGACGCAGGCACAGTACGACGCGGCAGCGAAAGCAATCCACGATCTCGCTAACGCGATGATTGCCAAGCTCGGCTGGATGGAGCGGAGCGCGGCGCAGAATGCGCTCAATGATGGTGTAGTGAAAGAGTTCGCCCACGCGGCGGTGGATGCGAGCGAGAAAGCACGAGCTGTAACATGAAGGACCTGCGGGCGCTGCTGCCCGACACGCCGTCGTTCATCGCGCTCATTCTCGTCATCTCGATCGTGGGTCTGGTGTTCCTCATGGCGATCACGGGGAAGAGCGACAGTGATATATTCAAGGTTCTCGTCGGTGGGCTGATGACCGTCGGGTTCACCAATATTGTAGGCTTCTACTTCGGCTCCTCGCAGGGCAGTAAGGATAAAGACGCTGCGCTGGCGACGATCGCCAGCGGTAGTACACCCAGCGCAGTGGCGACGACGGCGGCTGCGCAACGGGCAGCGCCAGCGGCAGCGGAAGCGGCAGCGCCACCCGCGGCCGCTGTTGCAGCGCCCCCGGCGGCCGAGCTGGCGGTCGCGGAAGCGCTAGCGAAGCACGATAACGTGTAGCGTGGAAGGAGTATGAAATGGGCCTCATTCTACTCATCATCCTCGTCCTCATCCTCTTTGGCGGCCTGGGCGGCGGCTACATCGGCACGGGCTACGGCTACGGCTACGGCCACGGCGGAATAGGGCTGATCGGCATCGTGCTGATCATCCTCGTCGTGCTGTTGCTCACGGGGCATCTGTGAAGCGACCGCGTGCCCCACGTGGGTGGCCGAGGCAGCCTGCACGCAGCACGCTCTTCGTCGTGCAAATTCTCCTCATCGCGCTGATCATGCTCTATCTCGCGTATGAGCTGGGAAAGTGGCCGCTGCCATGAGTGAGGTCGATCAGGGGCCAGAGCTGCTCAATAAGCTCTCGCAGGCCCTCATCGCGGTCTCTCGGGGCGATCCTATCATCTCGCTGCGCAGTGAGCTGCAGGCGAAGTTCGAGTCTATCGATTCGCGTTTCGCTGGCTTTGAGACCTCGACGAAGCTGCAGCACGACGATCTCGTCCGCGTGCCGACGCAGGTCGATCGGGCGATTGAGGGGCTCGATGATCTGCTGACTGGGCGCCTCGCCGCCGCTGAGGCCAAGATTGAAGGCAAGCTGACGACGATAAATGCTGAATTGAACGGACGTATTGATACCGCGGTAGCGGAATTGAAAGGCGCCATTGCTATCACGCGAGCGGAGGCGCTAGAGAAATTCGCTGGGATTAATAACCAGTTCGCGCAGGGCGACAAGGCGCTAACGGCTGCGCTGCAGGCGCAAGAGAAGCAAGCGATTGCGACGAATGATAATAATACGGCCGCGAGTACGAAGATGGAGGCCGGATTTACGAAGATAATTGAGCAGCAGACGAGTATCTTGACTGAGGTCCGGCGCAATTACGACGCGCAGTTTACTGAGGTTAAATCGCGGCTGGATAAGCGCGAGGGCGTGAGCAGCGTGGCCGATCCCCAGCTCGCGAGCGCCTTTGCGGGCCTGAGTAATAATATGACGATAATGCAGACCGAGGTCACGCGGGCGTTTACCAAGATGAGCGACGCGAATGTGGCGGCGATATCGGAGCTGAAGGTCGATCTACGCAAGATTGAGCGGACTGAAGCGAGCGGAAAGGATCGCAGCATGGGCCGCGGGGAGATCGTGAGCTATATTATGATGAGTGTGTTGGTGCTCAGCCAGATCGTCGTCATGTTCACCGTATTCGCGCCGTCACATGTGGTGCACTGAGATGAGCGATCAGTCACTCGCGTTGCTCGAAGACCTCGCGCTCGTCGGGCTGCGCGCACCGCAGATTAACGAGCAATGCGAGGTCGTCCGGGCGATCGAGGAGGGCGATTTGCCAGTCGTGTTGCAGGAGCTGCGGGAGCATAACTGGGCGCGAGCGAACGCGCCAGGGTCCACGGAGGTCCGTGTACTGCGCAGCGGGCACCACAAGCTCGCCCAGCTCATCGCGAGCGGCGTCAAGCCCATTGATGCGAGCTATATCACTGGAAGAAGCGTGAATTCGATCTACTCGCTGCAGCAGGACCCGGCCTTCCGCGAGCTGTGCGCGCATTATCGCTCGATGGAGGAGGTGAAAGAGGCCGATGTTCAGGATCGACTTACGCGGATCGGCTTCCTTGCGAGCGAAATCTTGCAAGAGCGTATGGAAGAGTCACCGGAGAAGTTCACGAACAGCGAGTTGCGTCAGCTTCTCGAACTCGTTGCGCAGAAAGATGGCGCTGCACGTGGTCCGCGCGACGGTCCCTCGCTTGCTGTGAGTATCAATTTCGTCAAACCTAGCGCGGAGGGGCACGATCCAGGCGCGAGCAGGACAATTGAGGGCACTCTCACCGAGGAGGAACGAAAATGATGAACTTTCTGCCGCTAATAGCGGGCGCTTTGACACCGCTTTTGGCCATGTTGGTGCTTAGCATGGCCGTTGGGGCGCAGAATGCGCCGAATAGTGCCGCTCCGATCACCTCGCAGCCCTTCAACGTCGCGCTGACCGCGCAGGATGGGCAGAATATCAACCAGCTCTGCGTCTTCGCGATGGATAATAAGGCGCTGGATATACAGACTCGCACCGCAGTGGGGCAATTCTGTATCGAGTTGCTCAACCGTGTGGGGAAAGCGCAACAGGCTAGCGCGCCGAGCGCCCCGAGTGCTCCTGCTACGACAAATG